GCTCCAGAGTGCCGCGGCTGAGACATTCCAGTGCTTCCGCTCCGTTCCCGGAGCCATATTTAAAGGACTCCATGAATAGCCTTTATTTGAAATTACATAATCTACTTCATCCTTAATACCATCAAATTGACCCACATCAGATAAATTCCTTCTATAAGACTCTTCTATATCATCACCACGTTCCAGAATTTTAATTAATCTATCCCTTCGAGGAACATCAATATAGAAAGATATAATATGCAAATCTTTGTTCTTCCTTAATTGTCTGAGCCCATGAGGAGTCAAGACAACTACTTTATCATCTGTACAGTCTTCTTTGGCTGTTCCATATTGCCAACCATTGTAAGAAGCATGTTCAGCAAAAAGATCTTTTTCTATCATATCATTAAATTGCTCTTCTGTAATAAAATGATATGTTTCTCCATCTACATCTTCTTTTCTCATAGGTCTAGTAGTATATGTAACTATTTTATTAAAACCTAAAGCAATAAGCTCTCTTTCAATAGAACTTTTACCTGATGCTGATTCTCCTACAAGTACTATCATGCGGCATTCTCCTTTGTATAAGTAATTAACTCCTTAGCATAAGGAAGAGTTAAAATCCAGTCACAAAACTGATGCCATTCAGTTAATTTATGAGACTTCCTCTGAAAATACATAGAACGAAGATTCTCATAATTCAAACTGAGAGTTCTTGTCTGAAGCCATCCATTAGGTAACCAACGTACTAAAGCTTTCCAATAACGCTTGTCTTTAGTCTCAAGATATTTCTGTCTATAATACTCACACTGATCAATAATAGCTGCTGGATCTTCAATCTCTGAATTGAAATCGTCTGTTTCAAAACATTCCAAAGTAATAGGTGTACTAGCAAGTTTGTGCATTGTACTGGAACTATTAGCTACTGTTCCTACTTTGTATGTATCGTACTCTTTCCACCAATAAAGCGGTGCGGTAATAGTAACAGCTACAGAAATCTGTCTTAAAAATTTTCTATGCTCTGGTCCGGCACTGATAAGTCTCTGACATAAATCCATGTCATTTGGACCAATAATATAATCCGTCATTCCGCACTGGTCGTAAGGCCCGTCATCAAATGGGCATTCACCACATTCGGCAAGCACACAAGAAACACTATCACTCTTACTATGAGACATTAACGGCAGTCTCATTCCATAAAGTGCTTCTTCAAAGTTATATACATGTGTTCTTTCAAATTTCATAGTTAAACCCTCCACTTTTTAATAGCTTTATTAAAAATTTCTATATCTATTTCTGGACCCATAATATTTATGTCAATATCTTTTGGTAATCCAAAAGATAAGACTCCCAGAATAGACTTTAAATCAATAACATATCTTCCGAACTGTGCATCAATATCACAATTTTTAAATCTATTGGCAATACTGACAATTTCTGTAGCATCTGTTGAATCATTTAGTCGAATTTTCATCTTTATCCTTTCTTTCTGTTAAATAGTATGATATAGTGTAGATGGTTGTTCTATACACTTCACTTGTACACAACCAACACACATTTTTCTTTAGAGGCACTCTATTCAGTGCCTCTATTTTTTTATTTATCTGTACTTCCAAATCCACCATTACGAGTACCCTCAGTTTTATCATCTTCTGTAATTCCATAAGGTAAGAAAATTCCCTGACAGAAGCCATCACCTTTAGCTACTTTCATAGTTTTAACCCCTTCATTGGTAATTTTAACCATAATATGTCCTTCGTTATCTGAATAGAAATAATCACTGTCAATGATACCAACTGTGTTCTCAAGTCTTATTCTATATTTAAAACCTAAACCACTTCTTGGAAACAACATTAGTACCCAATCATTGTTCATTCCGCAACGAATACCAGTTGGAATCTTAATTGTTTCTCCCGGCTCTAACACAAATGACAACGGTGAATAAAAGTCATAGCCAGCACTACCTTTAGTTGCTCTCTGAGGAAGTTCAATAGGGTAATATGCATCTTTAATTGTTTTATCAGTAATCATTGACGGCTTACTGAATGAATCTTTCCATGCTGTTTCAAACTGTTCATAAGATACTTTTTCAAATTTTGCAACTCTTTTCATTTACAAATCTCCTTTTTTAAATATTCAATATATTTATCCCATTCACCCAATGAATGGATATATTCTTTAGTTTTTAAACATTTTTTCTTCATATCTTTTTTCAAATCAATTGTCCTATACTGCTTACTTTTTTGAAGTTTATTGGTCAAAAAAGTGTCAGTTACCCTAGAGACTAACAAGTAATCCTTGTTGTCCATAGAATCCAAAATAGCATTGTATTCTGCTAAATCTTCCTCAGGAATAGGGTAATCACATTTGGGTAAGTTCTTAGTCGAGAAAGGACTAATATCTGATCCTGCAGTTGCAGGTTTAAGAAAAGATGCTATGTATTCTAACTTACGAGCATGGAACTTAAATTCTATTTCTTTATCATTTTCCATGATACTTCGTACAGTTCCTTCATCTTCAAGTGCTTTGTATAATTCTTCATAAGTCTTATATTCCGGCAACCCAATATCATTAGCTATAGCTTTTAAAATATTGTGTCCTCTTCCTATAGATGGGATATAAGCTACAAGAGTAGAAAAACCATAATGATATATCTGAGCACCACCATAGCATTTGATATAAATATCATCAAAACTTGGGTCTATTCCTCCAGAGTCATCTCTGGGATAATCATTGGTACTTTGATCTATTGCAGCTTTTAGTCTGTAAGTACCTTTATATTTCATTAGATATTTTGCCATTTAAAAACCTCTTTAGAATCAGTTCCTTTCTTAAATCCAAAGAACGGAATATCTTCTTTAAAAGTATAATCATCATTAATATAGTAACAAGGATGTTCTTTTGTTTTAACACAGAAACATTCTTCTTGTGTCAACTCACAATAGTTGAGCATATGGTTCTCTCTGTAATAATCACAATTGAAACAATTCATTAAATCACTGTCCTATCATTTTCTTAGTAATTTCTTTATATATTGGATTGCAATCTTTATATTTACTTGATTGCAAAATTTCTAAGACCAATGTTTCTTTGTCTGTATTAAATCCAAGCGTAAATTTAGGAAATAATATACCTCCTGATACTCTAAATGGAGGACTAATTTTTACTGAATTAATCTTTTTTAGTCTTTTGATACAGTCGTGATATGAATATACTGGATTCACTTGATAATACTTTCTATTTCTCCAATCCATTAAATCCTTGCCTCCATATTTATAAAATCTATAATCTCACCATTGTCTTTCTTCTCTTCCATATCCTTTATAGCATCTTCAATTGAATCAAATTTACAAGTGCAAATGTGTCCTTTTGTAAGATTTACGAAAGAATATGTATGGTCTAATTTATTCATCATAATAGACACAACTACATTATCTTTTTCTCTTATAACTAAATATATATTATCCTTCATCTTTTAAACTCCTCTGCTAAGATTTCAAATTCCACATCCACATTATCGCGTAACTTTAACTCATTAATAATGGTAATAAAAACGCCCATAAACACCATGGAGATTCTGTAATTTTCATACCTATTATTACTGTTACTGCAGTTGAAATCCATGCTATTGCTTTTGCAAATTCCATATTTAATATTCCTCATAGTCAGTCTCATCACTGATATTTAATTTATGTTTCTCAGCTTCATGTACTTTATTCAATGCGACTTTTCTACTATCAAATACTACTTCTCCTACAGTATTAAATCCTAAGAGATACTCATGTTTATCTCTTTTATCCATACCTACAAAGTAGGTGTCTGTGACTGTACGAACAGTCAAATCACAGACATCATAGATACCTACTGTAGGGAAAATTCTTGTATAATAGAGCTTGTCACCTTTCTCTATTACTTTCATTAATCACATTTACTCCATCCACAATTCTTGCAAGTGTTACAGCCACCTTCAAAGACTAATTCTCCACCACACTGAGGACATTTCGCCTTAGAAACTGGTACAATTTTAGGTGTAATAACTTCTAATTCTTTTTCTTCAATATCTGAAAAACCTACTTCATCCATCATCTCTTCATACATTTCAAGAAGAGCATTTCCAATAGCTACAGGGCAACTGCTGCCTTTAGATGTATCGTGTTTAGTAGCTGTTCTAACCGCATATGATGGACAGGTACCAGAAGATTTTAACTGATCTACTATGGAATAAACATCAATTCCGCCTCTAGCTGCCAAAGAAATCATTCTCGAAAGTCCAATCATAAAATTATTACACCCACCGGAAGACCCTTTACTGAAATAAGTTTCAAGCAACTGGCCATTGTCTGGATCAAAGAAAGCTTCACAATGGAGTGTTCCACAACCTGTCCTAAGAGTTCTCTTTTTGCCAATGCAGTTATCATCTGCTTTGATGATCATTCCTCTTTCTAATCTGTGAGGTTTTTCTACAATATCTTCTACATTCTCTTTAATAGTAAGAATACCTGCACGTTTACATCCATCTCTAAAGATAGTTACACCTTTTAATCCTGCATCCCATGCAGTCATGTATAACCCTTCCACCTGTTCAACTGTAAAATCATTTGGAACATTAACAGTAGAACTGATAGATGCATCAATGTGTGACTGCCAAATACTTTGCATATAGATTCTGTTCTTATAATCCAGTGTCTGAGCTGTTACAAAGTAATCTGGTAATTCAGAATCATCTTTTAATCCATGTTTATCCATATATTCTTTTACAATTGGAGTGTAGACTTTATAATATTCATCATGACCTTTAAGAGACTCTGTTTTTCTTGTATAGTAGTTTGCAAAAATAGGTTCAATACCACCAGACACACCAAGCATAGTTGAAAGAGATCCAGTTGGTGCAATTGTAAGTAACTGAGAGTTTCTAAGTCCAAATGATTCTACTAATTCTTTTGTTTCACCTAATGCATTTTTACTATAAAACGCTGATTGTTCTACCGCTTCTGGTTTATATTTAGGATATACACCATATTCTTTTGCTAACACAGCAGATGTTTTAATTGCCATATCTGCCATAGTATGTCCAATCATGTCGCATAAATCAATGGCTTCTGGACTACCATATTTAATTCCCAGTTTAATAAGCAAATCGGCAAGACCAAAGATTCCAAGTCCAATCTGTCTCCAATCATATACAGATTCTCTTTGTTCTTTTAATGGATGGAGTGGAAGTCCTTCATCTAATACTTCATTTAATGCAATAACAGACGATTTGACACAATGCTTAAAACTCTCAAAATCAAATCCTGTATCACATGCAAATTCAGCTAGGTTAATGCTACCAAGAAGGCATGAACCTCCCGCTGGCAAAGGTTCTTCTGCGCATGGATTTGTTCCTGCATATTCAAACTCATCATCACAACTAAGTAAATTCCAGTTATTGATTCTGTCCCAGAAAAGCATTCCAGGTTCAGCATAATCCCAGTTCATTTCACACATTTTATGAAACATTTCATATGCATCAATTTCTTTAGTGATGGTTTCTCCTGTTTCTAACCTAGTAAATGATAAAGTAAATGGAGTTTTATTCTTTACCGCAGCCATAAACTTGTCTGTAATTCTAATAGAAATATTAGCTTTTGTGACTCTATCAAGGTCTGATTTAATACCAATAAACTCTTCTAAGTCTGGATGCTCACATGAAAGACTAAGCATTAAAGCTCCTCTACGTCCCGCTTGCCCGATTAATCCAGTAACCATAGAATATAAGTCCATAAATGATACAGAACCAGTTGTTTCTTTAGCGGCATTATTGACCTTTGCACCTCTTGGAGATAATTTACTAATATCAACTCCACATCCACCACCATAGCTATATGTACGAGCAAGTTTTTTAGCGCAGTCAAAGATACTTTCAATATTGTCTTCCGGTGGTTCAATTACATAGCAATTACTGAGACTAATTTTACGTCCTTTATTCTCAAGACCTCTATTAGCAAGAATGCGACCTCCAAATAAGAACTTTTTCTCTTTAATTAAATTAGCAATTTCTGAATTTCCACCAGATACACGATTAATCCACTCATCAAAAGTTTCATTTTCATATCTGTATTTTCTTTCCCAAATATCTTGTCCTAATTGATTCTCTGTTCCTAACCATTCCTGTACTGTCATACACATTCTCCTTAATCGTAATAATTAATAATATAATCAACAGCTTCTTCAAGAGTATCAAACACTACATCACAATCTTCAGGAAGCCATTCATATACATTCTGTTTCCCAAATCCAATAACAGGTATCCCTTTATCAACTGCATATTGTAATTCCTGTCCAGTTCCCACAGAATTTTCAGTATTATTAAGGTTTACTAAAATCAAATCACTATTGGCGATGAGATACTTTATATAGAAATTTTTTGTCTGCTTGGCTGTAATAGATTTAGAGCCATCTCTAGGAAAATACTCTGTTGGATCATATAAGTGATATGCAATAAGATCTAAATACTTTTGTGCTAAAATAAATCTCTCAAAAGCTTCATTCCTCCAAGATGTCCCTTCATCAACTAATCCTTTGCAAGCACCAGCTAAATAAATATTTAATCTTTTCATTTTATTCCTCCATCATATATTTAATAAACAAAGCTGCATCATCAGGGTTCTCACAATGCAATTCAAGAGTATCTAATAAAGTGTCCCCTGACTGTACCAAAGCAGTTAAAACAAATCTGCATAACTGACTGTTAAGGACAATATTGTCACCTTCCGGTGAGACAATATCTACTCTTCCTTTACATTTATCTACTACTTTAAAAAATGATTCAAAATCTTTAATTCTATTAATTTTCACTCTTGTCCTCCTTATCTTTTATAAACAACTGAAAATCATTAGCTTCACAACAAGCTGCTTTATATAGAGTAGCCATAGAAAATACTTCTCCTGGCTGGAATCTATCTACTTCTTTGTATCTATAACAGGATTCTTTTTTAGGACAATCCACTAACTCTCCTGCACAGAAAGTAATATCGTGACTAAACGCCATAATACCCGCCTCCCATCGGTTCATTAATAAATTCATCTATTGATCTATAGTCTTTAAGCATAGCAATTGCTCTACATAAGATGCCTTCTATTTCACAATATCGAGCACTATCAGCAATATCTGATAATCTATCAATCACCTGTGTAATTGTCATATTCTTATATGATGGCTCTTTGTATTCATCCATATTTATACCTCCTAAAAATCAAATTTCTTGTTACATAATTCATCTAAATCATCCATAAGATAAGTTTGTCTATGGATAATCTGTTCTTTAGTAATTGCGTATTGCAGAGCCTTAGTCTGAGCACATAGTATAAATTTTTTACTGGCTCTAGTAATCATGGTGTATAAGAGTTCTTTATTAAGCATAATAAACATTGAAAAGTCTATTCCTCCAATAACTGTATCAAACTGACTTCCTTGAGCTGAATGACAAGTTATTGCATATCCAAGCTCTATATAAGGAGCATGTGATTTAGGTACTTCTACATAGCCAATTCCTTGAAAATCTATCAGGATATAATCATCTTTTATATCTTTTATGATGCCTAAGTTTCCATTAAAGATATCTACAACTGAACCATCAGAATTAATTATCTGGTACTTATTCTGTTTGTTTATAACTTTATCTCCTACTTTTAATACCCATTGAACTACTCCACTTTTCATAATTTTGTATTGCTTTTTTGATTTGGGGTTGTATATCTGTTGAGCTATATGATTTAAAGAAGCTACTGAAGACACTCCTTGTTTACAAGGAACAATGATTTGCACATCCAGAATAGATTTAGCATGTTTGATTTCTTCTTTAAAATACTGCACTATATTATGATATGTATTAGATTTATCAGTATAGCAATTAAGAATCATGTCCTGAAGTTCACCTCTTGTTTCTTCTCCAGTCCACCCATCAGAAGTTAATTGTTTTCCTTGTCTCACTCGAATACTTTCAGTAATAATCGCTGATTTCTGAGCTTGTCTATGAATTTTATCAAGGAAAATTGAAGATATATATTTAGATTCAAGCATATCAGCAGCTACTGCACAGGAACCTATAGATTCTAGTTGCCCCACATCTCCAATAAAGATTACTTTTGTTCCAGTAGCACACGCTTTCAGTAATTGCTTAAAAAGATAACCATCAATCATAGACATTTCGTCCACTACAATAATGTCATAATCTAAAGGATCATACTCATAGTCAAATGGTGTTCTTGGATCTCCATATTTAAGTTTAAGCAACTTATGAATTGTTTGACTTTCTTTACCGGAAGCTTCACTAATTCTCGCCGCAGCTCTTCCGGCTAAAGCTACTGTTACACTTTTATAATCTTGCAGGATAGTAAGAATACCATCAATAATACTCGTCTTACCTGTTCCGCCGTAACCGGAGATACAGCATAACTGATTATCGAGAACCATTTTAATACCCTCAAGCTGTTGCTCTGTATAATCCCATCCTTGAGCTTTTTCTTTCTTTTTAATTATCTCTAGCCAGTTACTATACTTAAATTTATTAGGGGCATTTTTTAATCTTACTAAATGTTCAGCTATCGAATATTCTAAGTCATAATACCATTTCAATCCTATCTTAGTTTTTTCTTTATTCCATACAATCATTTGGGAATCTTGTAAATCATGTATCGCTTCAGCGATATTCAAATCAGGTACTTCTTCTCCTATTTTATCTATTAACTCTTGCATGATTTCTTCTGAATAACTAAATGATTTTCCATTCTCTCCTTGATTCCTTAGAAACATTTTAATACAAGTTTCAATCCGATCTATGCCATAAGGATCAGCTCCATTCTGCAGTGCTATATCATCGGCTGTTTTCCAACCTATCCCTCTTATGATTGTCAAATCATATGGATGATTTTTTACTACATCAACGGCTTTATCTACATCTTCATGATAGTATTTAATAATCTTTTCTATCAATTTATCAGTAATAGAATATCTGGCTAAATCAATATAAGCTTTGTGTTTGTCATAAGTATCATTAAATTTCTCAATCCACTTAGTAGCTACGTTAGGGCCACATCCTTTAATTTTTGTAAGTTCTTTTACGTTCCCTTCTTTTAAAGCTAAGTAAGGATTATCTAAAGTCTCATACATTCTTTGTACATGTTTGGGAAATAGTTTGCAGAGAATATATTTTTGACCTCTAATATCAGTTTCAGCTAAATCATTATTCATAGAGCTTTCAAGAATACTAATTTGCTCTCCCCAAGTGGGGCTATAATCCATTTCACCTTTTATGTCGTAAACTTTTCCTATAATAGGCGTATGAATATTTCCTTTAATACAATATCTCATGCCTTTTGTAAGATTTCCTACAGTTATTTCTCTCACTGTTGCATAAAATATGCCCCAGTGAGTAGAATCATTATAGTATTTTTGCTCTTCTAAAAGACCTTTGAACTGTACCTGTTCAACTACAGTTTCTATTATCTTTCACCAACTTTCTTTCTATCTGTTTGAGCCAATATTGTTCCATCATTGTAAATTTCCTCAATTCTATTAGTTGTATGAGTATAAACAGTGTCTGGATATTTCATAATAACAAATTGATCTTCACGCCTATAACCACAAACAATGATTTTAGAACCTCTTTTAAACCAAGACTCTTCCAGAACTTTTTTCTTGCCTGCAGGTGTCTGTTCAGAAATTCTTTTATTATAATAACTATACTGACCTTTGTTATATTTACAGGTTACGACACTATGGTTAGTCAGCAACGTCACCAAATGTTTATTATTATCAGAGTCTAAAACAGTTCCAGCTAATCGAAATATTTTATATTTAGGAAAATGTTTAATTTCTCCTCTAACTCTTCTTGTGGTATAATCATATACTTCAGGAATCTCTGGGAGTGAATTATAATCAACCACTCCATACTTTGGCTCATTCAAATTCCACAACTCATGCCGATCCGGGTAATAGCTTAATGATTCCATATCCCATTGTTCTAATGATCCAGATGCATAAGATTCCATTGTTGAGTCAAGTTTTTTCTGGTTATATAATTGAAGTGTCTCAGGTAAAGCCATATAATCTTTCAATGGTTGGATAAGAGCATCCCATTCTTTATTAAAGAGCTTCTCTGAAATAATTACTCCATCCTCCTTTGTACCCACAATACATGTATTAAAGTGCTCCATCAAAAATTCTGTACCTCTTTCATCAAGAGCAAAATATCTGTCATGATATCCTTTTTTAGGTACCTTTTTTCCTTCATCTATTATATTTTTTAAGAAGAAACTTTCATGTAAAGCATACGCTTTGAAATTCTTGATTCTAATCATTATTTCCATCTCTTTTGGGAAGATGTCATATTCTAATGCTGAGTTAAACTGCTGCATAGTCAGCTTATCTGTAGGTGTAAATACATTACGAGAAAGAAACTTTTTCATTGTTTCCATGCGATCTGGGGAATCAAGTTCATTGAAGCAACCAGCTTTAATTAGAATAATCATTTTAGCAGTACCAATAATCTTAGTGTCTACCATACGTTTACAAAAATCTTCAAATGAACTATAGGGTTGATGCTCTACAATGGCGCGAGCTATATCATCACCTATCCCACAAAGTCCTTTAAAAGAGAAAATAATACGATTGTTCTTTTCATCTGGGACAAAGGAAAACTTTGCTTCATTGATAAGAGGTCTGTCTACTATGATTGAACGCTGCTTAAAATTGGCTATTGCTTTCGCAATTTTCCCATATTGAGTGGACTTATTATCATCAAGCTCTTCGTTGGCTCCGGCATTGATAATTAAACATGCTGTATTCCAATAGATAATTGGATAGTGATATCCTAAATTCAACTCTTGCAAACCAATACAGGAATAAGGGAAAGTATGATTTTTAGAAAATGAGTAGCCTAACTGTTTTCCTATAACTTCTTTCCAGATATAGTTCAATAGATTTTCTGAGGTTCCAATCTCTTTGCCATGTTCAAAGAACATCTTTTTCATAGCTTCCTGCAGTTTTTCATCTTTTTTAGCAATACCTTTTCTTAACTTATTACTCTGTGTAACATTGAATCCTGAAATATGATCATCCATAGAAATTTCCATTACAATTTCCTGTGTATCTCCTACTCCATATACAGGTAATAGATATTTCTCTAAGATTTTTATTTCACTTTCTGTCAAACGGTACTCATCTCTCATGCATTTGTACCATTCATTAATATCATTCTTATACCTAATATAAGTGTCAATGGGCTGTTCAGCGCCTTCTCCTGATACCATAAGTCTCATAATTGAGTTCGCAGTTGCAAGCTCTACTAAGGAATGGGGTTTGATTCGTTTAGCTGCCTGAAGCCCAACTGCAGTATCAAACTGAAAGAGATCTGTCACATCATTCTTTGCAACCATATCCCACATTTCTTTAGTATCATAATCAAGTACATCTGGATGTAAATATTTATTATATGTAGCTCTCAGTGATCCTTGCCATTTCATATATCCCGCATCAATTAGCAAATTCATACAAGTTCTAATCTTATCTAATGCCTGAATGGTTAAGAAATCCATTTTAAGACCAGAACAATAATCAGAATCTTTCATATTAAATTGAGTAATATAAATACCGTTTGGAGCTTTCATCCTAGCATTGTGAGCCAAAAAATCTTCATTAAACAAATATACTGCTGAAGCATGTATACTTCTTCCACATATAAGCCCTTCAATAGTCATAGCCGTTTCTAAAAGTTTGTCGTATTTTTTGACTTCATTTGCAAATTCAGTTTGTCTCTGACGTTCTTTTTCTTCGTTCCCATAAAGACAATCATGCAAACTCCAAGTTTGACCTCTGGTAACAGGGATAAGATTAGATAAATACTGAGTGATATCTGAATCTAAGCCTAATCCTCTACCAGCAGTAATAATAGCTGATTTACTACCCTCTGTTTTAAAAGTACTACAATTAAGTACTTTTCTTTCACCTCTGCGACGTTTCACAGCTTCAATGATTTTTAGTCTTCTATCTTGCTGTGTGTCGATATCTACGTCACTGAGTTCAACTTTTTCATGGGAAATATGTCTCCAATGAGGCAGTCCCCACTGTAAAGGATTCATCTGAGTAATGCCAATGAGATACATTGTAAACATTCCTGTTACTGAACCTCTGGCTACACCCACTAAAGAATCTCCTTCTTCCCACATAATATTAACCAACTCAAGTGTTGATATATAATAGGAAGAAATACTTGTACCAAGCTTTTCAGTAACAAGCCACATTTCTTTTAATTCAACTTCAATTCTATCTAAAGTCTCAAAAAATTTTACTTTACCGAAAGTAGTATAAGGAATCTTTTCATAATATCCATCTTCTATCAGTTTTAATAAATATCTGTCATAAACATTATCACTATGAGCGAATTTAGATATGTATTCATAGCGATCATAATAATTACCAAAGAAATCACTTAACTCAAAATCAGGGATGTCAGCTCCAGGAACAATAGTTGGACAATACAAATCATACTCTTCAACCTTCTCACCAATCTCCAGAGAACACTTCAATGCATCTTCCACTTCTTCATACCCAAGATAATCCATCCTCTGATGAATTTGCTCATTGGTCATCATCCAAGTTGATTCATAGAAATCACCTAACTCTCTTTCTTCATCATCGCGACTATTAAGATAAGCAGCATGAATTTCTCTATCCTCTTGTTTCAAATAGTGAACATCACAGGCAATAGTAGCTTTTATTCCTAATTGATGCTTTAATTTTACAATTTCTCGATTCAACTTTATCTGTTCTTCTGACAGTCCCGGTTGCATTTCCAAGTAAAAATCTTTACCAAATAACTGCTGGTTCCAGAGAAGAAAATCCATATAATTTTCTCCTGCTAATAGAGACTTGCCTAATTCTCCTCCTAAACATGCTGTCGTTGAAATCAGATGTCCAGGATTAGATTTAACCACATGTTCCAGATCACTTTTCAATGTAGGAACACGTTCCATCCTTCCTGTATAAAAACTGTTATCCCATGCTAATGAACTAAGTTCTCTTAACTGCTTATGCCCTATTTCATCTTTAGCCAGAAGAATATAATGATAAAATGGAGAATCACAAGACTTCTTTCCATCTTCTGATATATTTAATTTGTCAACTAAATATATTTCATTACCAAGTATTCCTTTGAAATCTTCCGGCAGTTCACCGGAAGACTTCATGGATTTAATTGTTTGAATAAATCTCACATGACCAGATACAGACTCATGGTCAGTGATAGCAACTCCTGAAAGTCCAAGAGATGCAGCTTGTTTTATTAATTGAGGTACTTTTACGATGCAGTCCAACATACGAAGCTGACTAAATTCTGTATGCGCATGTGTCTCTATTCTCACTAGAACACCAACTTTCTCTTAGTTTCTTTCTTTATTTCTTGTCCATAAGGATTAAGTACTGCAAATGATTTTTTCTCAGGCGTCCATAAGCTATGATACTGGCATAGACCAGAAAACTTAGGATCAGCATTTGGGGAAGTGCTGTGGAATGGACACCAGTAGCATAATGGAGTTGGTTTGGGAGGGTACTCGCCTTTAATTTCCATTTCATCCATTTCATTTAAGACCTTGTCCAGTTTCTTAATTCCTCTGTTAAGATAACCTTTGGTACATACACCTTCGTCAGCTCCTTGAATAGCATCTATAAGAATAAAATCATATACATGGTCTGTTGCAGGCTGTCCGTATAAATGAATACATGCCAGATCATAAATTACGTGTTGCATAGGTGTTTTTATATCTGCATCTCTAAACACGGCCTTTGAGGATTTATAGTCAGTAATCCTTAGCTGTTCTTTTGCATTCTTATCCACTCTATCAATAAAACCATGTATAATAACTCTGTCGTCATATACAAATTCAAATCTCTGTTCTACTGCTACGGGAGTCCACTCTTTACTATCAATCCTAGATGGCAATACTTTGTTATAAAAGATATCCATCTTTTCTGAATAGTTCATACCTGACTTACTATCAGCAGTAAAAAACTCATCAAAATATTTCTTTTTGAGGTCTTTTATACCGAGAATGTGATTATCCGACTTCTCATCAGTCTCTAAATAGCCCTCTTCTGTAATGCTTTTAAGATAGTCATAATCTACTGTCTTACCTTCCATTATCATTCTTCCTTTAAGCTCTAATGCCTTATGTAAAATAGAACCAATTTCCATAGGAAGAGACGATTTCTTTGAAAAGTTTTTGTCTACATATTTTAATTTGTGACTCAGTGGACAATGATCAAAGTTACTCTCTTTACTGTAGGAGAGATAAGGCAGCCCTTTATCCTCCTCAGTTACTTGTCGGATTTTCTGACTGATTTCAGTCAATTAATGCCTTTCTATACATAATACGTTCCCTCCAACGTGATATCTTCCATAGTTATTTCTACTTTGTTGTCAAGCAGTTTTAATAATGTTTCTTTGCCTTTATCTGTAGGCGCATCCTTATAATCTAATACCCCATCTTTATCCCATAAGATTGATACTTTACAATATGGAATAATCGGACGTATTTTCTTAAATAATTTATTTTTGTACAGCTCACCGTCCCATCCATATGGATCCTTATATTCCTTGTCAAAACCAAGAATTAATTCTTCTATCTTCAAATAATCGAGTAGCAATTTGATTTGTTCATCTGAAATTTCACTGCCACATACAGCTAAAGAAAAGTCATCATCACCAAAATACGAATGATTTTGCATAACTCCTTTCTCAGACTCAAGTAGTAAACATTTCCTACAAGTCTTAATCTTATTCTGGTTAATATGAATACCATAAAGATTATGTGATAACTTGTGGCTTAGAAATTTTCCTTCTATATTAAGAGGTACATATTTTCCAATGTTCTCTACGTCTTCTTCATCGAGATATCTTCCTCTTATACCAATAAGATTTTGATGTCTATCTCTATGAGGAATAACTATTTGATTTGTATTACCCCAATAAGATATTTCAAATGTAGATAACGTCTCTCTGGAAATATGGTCGTTTAAAAACACTTCATGAGGAGTATATTCAAACATTTCTAACACATGCTCATCTATAGGTTCACAGTCTATAATGTCTGTAGATTTGTTTTTTCCAAACTTCTTGAGCCACGACATATCACATATATGTTTTGGTCTCTCAATATGTTCAACAGCTTTCATATCTATTTGATTAGCAATATAAGATACCGCCTGATACCAAGTATAAGTAATCCCTTGTACTCTTTTAGCTCTGATTACTAATTCAAAAATAGAGAATGATTCGCTACATGAGGTGTAGCAATGAAATGTTCTTCCAGAATACTGATCTGTAGGTTCATGATAGTAATAAAGCTTATAACTATCACCACCATGACAGATTGTTTGAAAGATAAGATTCCCAGATGAGTCTGTTCTATATCCTTTTGATCCTAAATCGGTAACTATCTTGATTACCTGTTCCTTTGTAAGAGCCTTTAATATTGCATTTTTATCATAGTAAGGCATCAGTACACCTAAAAATCAAATGGCATTGATCCTAATAAAGTACTCGTAGCTTCTTGTTGCTCATCATCAGTAATCTGGATATCATCAAGGCTCTCAGAATGTTCCTCAATTACTTTCTCAATTTGAGCTACAGCCACTTCAGTTTCAATCAAGTTATAATAGTTATCTGTGATAAATAAATCTTTGGTTCTTCCAGTAGAGAGGTCAGCATATTGCCATAAGCGGATTTTTGTCAGCTTTCCTCTTCGTACTTTATATATGTGTCTTACAAGGTTCGGTATCGGTACTCCATACATATTGTGCATAAGTTTCTTTACACACTCTAACTCTGCACTTGTTGGCCTCAGTGAAATTTCACCTAAGTCAATTCTATCTGCTAGAGATTTTGCACCTCTTAACATTGTTTCGTCTTTAATCTGACTATCTTTGTATGTACCATTTAACTGAGTCATTGTTAGAATAAAGATATCCAATTTCATAGCCAAATTCTTAAGAGTGTCCATGAATAAGAACAAAGTCTGATCTTCTCTCAATTTCATTCCTTTACTCATAGAAGCAACTTCAGCAATTAATTTAGCTGACATATGTATATAATCGAATACGAAATAATGACATCCTTTTTCTCTCTTATAAGTTTTAATGATATTTGATATATCTTCTATACCAAAATCATTAATAATTTCTATATATAAAGGATAAGTAGCAATATATTCAATAGCTTTATCTACTCGTTCTTCCTCATCTCCTTCATAGTCTCCATCAAGAATCTTGTTCTCTGGTACTCCGGAAACGTATGCCATAATGATAGTCTGTACTTCGTCTTCCTCTAACTCAGTAGAGATGAATAGAGATGGTTCCTCACACCCAGTGTAAATCCATTCTTTTTTATCTGTATCATAGAAATAAGGGATTGAAATATTACAGATATCTGCCAATGCAGTCCTTGTCTTTCCTCCACCAGAATCAGCAGAACGAAGATAGACCTTTTTAAGTCTCGCCCCTCTAGCAATAGTAGTCATCATAGGGCTCTGTAAAGGTATTCCAAACTCTGGTTCTTCTTTCAATCTTTCTTTCAGTTCTTTCATTCCCTTACCGGCAAGCTGACCCCTTCTCGAAGAATCCATTCCATAGAGCATTTTTGCTTTCGTAATGAGCAGATCCTCTTCTTCCAGAATCATATCATTTATTGAAGTTGCATCTAATTTAGCTGCTTGCTGTTCTTGTCTGCTAGGATCAATGATTGTTTGATCATAGATGTTCCTTATGTCTACTCCACATGAATCCCAATATCTTAAAAGACTAAATTTCTTCAAACGTTCCAGGTAGTAACTAAAATTTTCCAATTCAGCCAAACGAATGGCATCGTCACAATAATCAATTCCTTGATTATCGTTGAAAATTTTATATTGTTTCTCATATCTTGAAAGAAAACTATCTATAGCAAATGTATCTATAATCTCTACCCCTTGGTTGTAGAGGTTATACACACATGAAAATAATATTGCGTAAAATTGTTCTTCTTCAAAGTCATACTGTGTAAGTGTGTATTCTTCCAAAAGGGAAGGTTTCTTCATAATACATCCTAAACATTGAAGAGTGGCGTGTTTGTCAATTAACATATTCACTCCCCTATTTTGCTTATATCAATCAAATCTACATTTTTCTTTTTAGGCGATACTTTTATATGCTTCTTTTTATAAATCTTATCCAAATCTACTTTTGAAGGTTCTATACTGTCTAGCTGTGCATAAAATGCCTGAGCTTGGTCATAATACCAAGGAATTAATCCAACAATGTCACTATCTTCATCTTTCCTGGCTTCTAATCCAACTATAGAAAAACAATATTCTAAAGTCTGTTCCATTCCTTCCCAAGTAAATCCTTCATACATTTTTTTGTATTTATAAGCCATTGCTGAACTTTTCGCTGTGCATTTACCCTGTATTTGCTCCACTTTACTAAAGAATTTTTCTGCTGCCTGTGCTTCACTTTCTGGAACTGCTTCAGGGATTTTAGGGAGAGCACTTTGTTTCAGTGCTCTCTCATACTGTTCCCTTTGCTTTTTCGTCAGCTTATCATTGTCAATCTTTTCTTTTTCTTTCTTGATTTTTTTATCAAGACAAGATTTATGATAGTATCTGGTTTTTATATGAATAGCTTTCGAAGCAAGTACATTTTTATGACATACCGGGCAAATGTACATTGCCCTTGGCATTACGCCACTCCTAATTCAGCACAAGCATCCTTAATGTCTTCGAGAATAATGCTCATTGCCTCAGTCTGCTTTTTAGTACACTGAGATACTTTCTTCCCAACACCAAGAGTCTGCTCTACAATATCTGTCAATGTTTCCATATGATCTGAGGCAGCCAGTTTACCTCCCCAAAGGGCAATCTCTTCCTGAAGCTGTTCAAAGGACATTGTTTCTTTTTCTTCATACATAGACTGCTGTTCATCATAGGATACTGATTTAATACCGTCAGCTTCTTCCTGTTTAGTGATTGCATCAGAAATTGCTTTCTCTAAATTATCTGCTGTAAACTCTTCAATTTTAGTTACCATGAAATCATATCTTGAACGAGCGAAGAACTTATCTGTCTGTGCAAAATAAGCAGAAGATTTAATTACATGTCCATCTTCATCTACGCCATTTGGCTCAAGGTAAGCCACTACGTCACAATTATCTACAATTGGTTTAATACAGCGCTTGTCTCCCTTAGGCTGAATAAAGCCATCTTTTTCGTCTGCATGCGCAACGAATACCACTGTATACCCGGAAGTTACTAATTTCTGAATCTGTTCCCAATAAATACGTTCATAAATCTGATAAAGATTTACTTTGCTGTTTTCATTGGCTCCAAGAGAAATGCATCCTCCACCATATGTGTCACATATGAATTTCTGGCAAAACAGAGAGGAAGCATATACTTCATCAATAACAATAGTGGAATAAATCTCTTTAGCTCTTTCTACTGTTTTAGGATCAGTAAGTTCTTTGATGTACTTAGTGAACATTCTCCAGTTGTTAATCATTTTATGTTTAACTCCTGCCTGAGCACCTAAACCATTCTCACACATGAAGAACAAAGCATTCTTCATCTTTGCGCAATTATAAGTTTTTCCCGTATTGTTTGTGCCATAAAGCATAATTACTTTTCCTTCAAGGCCATGTGCTACAACGCTTACTTCTGGTTCAAAAATACTATCTGTCATATGTAATCTCCTTTAATTTTACTATTTATATTTTTATAAACTTGTTTATAGATTAAAAATTAGGAAGTTTTGGTCTAGCTTTAGTTGTTGCAGCAGAGGTTGCTGTCTCCGGCTGTTTAGCTTTTGCTTTCTCTTCCTCTAAGCGAACTTCTCTATCAGTAATTGCCTGAGAAATTGCACCAATGTCATATGGTTCTGGAGTTGGTGTTTCACTATCTTCGCCGTAAGCATCAGAAGCATTTGTAATAATCATCTCATTTTTATAGATAGTTTTCTTCTCAAATCTTGGTTTACCAATTTTTACAGGAATTTCTTTTGTGATTTCTGCACGACTATTTACAATATCACCATAGAACTTAACAGTCTGATTTGGTGTATAATCATCTAAAATTGCTTCTGCAATTCCATCTTCTGCTGGAGCAACTAAAGTCATTGGTTCAATTCCTGAATAAGTAGGAACCCATCCTTTTACGATAGCACGACCTGTCTCTTCACCTTTATTCTCACCAGATGTATAAAGTTCTGGTGTAATAGAAGCAATTGCCATTTCTACTTCAAACCAAGCACGAGGCTCAAATTTCTCTGGATCTCCATCATAACGATTAAAAAACATTGTCTGGTAGGAGACACCTACATGCACCTGTTTGTCTTTTCCGACATAAGAGCGAGGTCTGATCTGACCATTTGTAACAGTTACTCTTGTAGCTGCATCTTTACCAACTTTAGCAATAGACTGATATTCTCTCATTACAGTTTCAATGCCTGCATAACAGCCATTATCTGTACCGTCATTTTTCTTTTCATTCACATATACTCTAAATGTTACAAAGTTAATGTCTCCTGTCTGCACTGTAATGTCACCACTAATGACTTTTTTACCATCTCTTACTGATTCTTCCAGTGTATTTTCGCTTACAATACCAACTACTTCTACTTTTGTGTCTGCCTGTCTTAAATTTGTTTTTTCACTCATAAATAATGTCTCCTCTTATAAATAATATTGTTTGGTATATTGATAAGCGTTCATGATTGAACGACTTATTCACTAAATCTCATGCTAACTCTATCTAAATATTCTTCATCTGACGGGTTAGCGAATCTAATAACTGTATATATGCCTTTGCATTCTGGGCATCTATTATTTTTTCTTTCATTCCATTCAAATACTGAAGCACAACGAGTGCACTGGCATAATGTTGTTCGTGTTTCCATCTCATGCCTCCTCTTCAAAGATGCTTCCGCTAATACCTAAGGCTTCAGCAAGTAATGTTTTCAGAGGTTCTGATGGATTCTGATCATTCAACCATCCTAAATAACTATCTGGAATTTCAGAGAGTGGCTCTCCTTTATATTTGCCGAATGGCATAAGATATGTTTCTGGCGTAGGTTTGAATTCTTTCATCAGTTCATCTACTTCAGTTTCATCAAAAGACACTGTTAAATCTTTTCTTGATGCTAAATAATCTGCTAAGTGAACTATCATCTGACCTTTTGTTTCTGGTAATGGCAGCTCATCTTTACTTCTTTTATCTGTGTTCCATTCACCCATATGTGAGGCGCAACAGTCTGCAATATAATCCAATTCTTCATCTGGCAACCATTCAAATCCTTTATAGGATTTTATTCTCTCAGCTATAAGTAACGGGTGTTTAAAAAGAGTATATTGACTGCCATTACGCCCAAGTTTTTCATCATCATGGTTCATAATAGCTGTTCGTAGCATATCTCTTTCTCTTGATGTAAACTGACTCTTGATACAATCAATTGACAGCATATGATTTAAGAATCTAGTTGCTCCTTTTACATGTTTAGCAAGTCCCATAAAACCAACTGTATAATCAGGGTGATACTTGTTAGTACTTGAAGCAGACACTTGCCAGAAATATGTAGGCGCAGTATCTAGTAATTCAATACAAAATTCTTGAATATCATCATTTTCAAATACTTCTAATTCTTCCTTAAAAAATCTCTCTGCTAATGTCATACAGTTTCCTCCTCAATAATTTCTTGTGCCTCTTCCATATCCGGTGTATCAGAGGAATCTTTTATCAATCCTTCAAGGACCTTGAAAGTGAAATTCTTGTGTTTATAAGCCTTAAAGCTACTTCTATTATCAATTCTTACAACTACACCTTCTCTAACATGTGTCGCCCCTATTGGATCAGGCCCATCATAGTATTTTTCTACACGCTCCATAAGATCTTCTTTAGTAGTAAACAGGAATTTATCAAATTCAGGTACATGTTTAACTCCTAAACGATCACACCAATTCTTTACTTCTTCCCATGGAATCTCTGTAATAATCCCATCTTCATTGGTCATAGTCATTCTATAAACATAAATATCAGAAGTACCAGGAGTACACCCATAAGAGAACACTGTTTCACCACCGTAAAGCTTCTTAACTTCTTTATCTTTAATTTTAGTGTTGGAACAGGTTCCCATAATGGTCTGCTCTGTACCATCAACCCACCCTACGATTTCATAAAACACTTCCATTCCTTTTGGCAGTCTGTCAATAAAGTAGTCATGATATTTTTGTCTAAATTTATCATTCCCATAGTAACCGCCTTCAAATGTATTGAGTACAACTCTTCTTGTTCCAGTAACTATTTTCCATTCTTTGATAACAGGAGCCGGTCTACAAAAAAGTTTCTGTAGTAGAGTCTTTTTCTTAGTAGTTACTTCTATTGCATTTGCTGTTCGACCAGATGTGCCATGCATTTTCAAAGTAATGTAACAAGTATCTCCTGGTTTAAAGGCATTTAAGTTATATGCTAACTGTTCTGTATCAGCATGTTCTTTAAAATAAGGAAATTTGTTTTTTAAATTTGGAGTTTTTACTTTCGGACCATTGTTAGATTTTTTATGATTTGATCTTGGAATATATTTTTTACAGATAACTGTCCCATCAAGTACAGTAATTTGATCTCCTAAAGATAATTTATTTATATCAGTCCATTTACTAAGAGATTCTACTGGTAAAACCAATCCTTCTGATTTTTCACCTCGCAGTCTCATAGCTTTAATGTTTCGTTTTACAGGATCAAGATATCCACCTGTAGTTGTTCCATCTTCATTTTTAATACGCAGTAAATTGTTTTCTTTTGCAAATTCTTCTCCTAGCTGACCATCAACCGGGAAAAATACAACTTTCTGCCCTTCGTAATAACTTAAATCAACAATAACCGTATTTCCAAAAACGGTACCAAGCTGGAGCCTATCAGCATTGCTGTGTTTACGAAGTTGCTTAAGCTCAGTAATGTAAGCACAATACATTAAGTATTGAATACCTCTTTCTCACTCATAATTCTCTTGCACAGATCAATTACATCTGTGTTGCCTCCTTTTACTTCGTTATATATTTTAGTAACACCATAAAGTTTTCCTATATGGAATCCTTTGTTATATGTATCAATAATTTTCTTTTTCATCTTTTTTCTAGTTATAAACACGTAGCTCCTCCTGTTATTTCTTCTAAAGTTCTAGGAGTATAATTCAGCAGCATTGCTCCGACATTATACATTTTACATGGTGTATTATATAGATTTTCCATTTCATACTTTGTTCTTTGCATCATATTGTTTTCAAAACCTGTATGTACATGTCCATATAAATGATACCAACCATAGTAATGATTCTTAAAACAAGGAATCGGATAATGACAAAGAATAATACTCTCTTTTGGATTAAGGTATAGTTCTTTATAATCAACTATTTCTACAAATAAATTCTGTAAATCTTTGTTTTTCAGAATCTTATTATCATGATTTCCTTTTATTAAATGAATCCTACCATTTAACTGACTATAATACTCCAATGTTTTAGTTGAGCCATACCAACTAATATCTCCCAAAAGATAAACATCATCATCTAAGCCAACTACTGAATTCCAATTATTTTTAATAGTTTCATCGTTCTCTTCTATTGTCTTAAATGGTCTAGCATCGAATGCCAATGCATTTGTGTGACCGATATGTAAGTCTGAAATATAATAATTCATAAACTACTCACCACAACACTAAGTATATCAATAACGCCAACAATTAGTAATATTATATAAAATCTTGTTCCATGTATCCCTATTGATGAACAATAGGCTCCTAGAATACCCCAGCATAGAATATTCAAGATTAATAAAAATGTTTTCATAGCTCACCTATCCAATCTTCATAAATATTATCTGCATGTGCTTCAATATCATCATGTAATGTCTCTTCTGGGTAATCAATAAGAGACTCCATAATATAAGAAGTTGTAATCATATCTAAAGCTTTTTCACCTGACAGTAGATATTTTCTTTGTAATATATCTTTTAGACATTCAATATAATCTTTAGCGTTTTCTGTAAGCTCTGCCATTATGCGATCCTCACAATCTGTTCATATAGAACTATATCTTTTGTCGTTATTGCTTTATTGTCGTGGTAATGCCCACACAGCCAACGTCCATAGTCAACATTACATCTGATCTCTTCCAAATAATCAGTTAGCTTATCCGGTTTATATAATCCATGTGATAATAATGCTGCTGTAGAAGAAGCTGTACAATGTGTCAGGATAAAATCTACTTTATTGTCATGTTCTGCCAGGTTCTTTACACCTTCATCCATCTCTTCTTGATTTGGCATTTCTCGCTCCCACCATGAAATATGATTGATTCGATACATCTTATCTGGATCATACCTCCATTCCTTTATTCTTGGATCGTCAATCTCTAATACTCCATCTGAAATATCATGACTTGCAGCTCCGCCAAAAGTAAAAAATTTTAAATCGTCTATATCAAATACTTGTCCTCTCATGAGATGAATTACTGATGGTTTAATAAAATGCACCTTACCTCCATGCCATTCTTCTACTGGATAAGAATCTAATATATCGTAACAATTACCGCTCACTACAGGACACATTTTGTATCGTGTTATTAAAGTACCATTATCCATTGTCAAACAGTATACATTATCGTTGTACTCAATAATTTCATATTTAATTTTTTCATCAAGTCGCTTATTTTTCCCTATAGAAATTTGATATTGAACTAAGCCATCATTAGTGTAGCCTGATGCATTATCTAAAGTAATCACATTAATATCATAATTATTTTTAATGCATAGCTCGGTTACAATATCAACGTTATGCTTTGATGTGGTCCTCCATACGATATTGTTCCCAGATGATGTTCCATCTGTATTAACTATAGCATTAAGAAAGTACATAAATTGAATATCTGACATATTTCTCCACTCACAAGGTATTTGCTTTATTCCTGTTAAAAATGAATTTATATATCTTGCATCATCTCCATAAATATTCAAATAACATTCACTTTGTCCCATATATCTCTCAGTATATTTTATCTTGCATCTATCAAGGATACTTTTTATGTATGCTATTTTTCTAAGCTTTTTTAAATGGAATTGCACTCTCATTTTTTTTGAATTGCTATCTATTTGACTATAATCAACGATTGTTCCGTCCATGATAACAGATGTTATTAATTCAATAATCTCATTTCTTATATTAATTCCTGGATTTATATTATTTATATGAAATCTAAAGTCTTCAATACGAAATTTATTTTTTAATAATTCATTCGCTTTAATTTTTTTGTTATTTACTATAATATCATGATTCAAAGTAACACATTGCTTAAAATTAGAGCTTGTAATTTCAATTAATTTATCACAATAATTTACAACTTTTTTTAATGGTTTCGAATATGAAATATTGTGATTTTCCATGTTTACTGAAGCTACAAGAATATTTTCCTTACTCTCAACAACATCTTTTATATTCATCCAACCATTAATTGTTAAAATATCTGTATCTTTGTGAAAACATTCATGATTTCCATCAATAAAGAGTGTTGTGAAATGCTTCTCTTCAAGCCAATTCAGATACCACCTTTGCTGAGGTGAATCTCTCCATATCCCAAAATCTCCAAGAACAATTACATAGTCATCTTTAGTCATCTCTCTTTGCTCCGGGAACGAGTCCATATTTAATCTATGGATCCAATCCCCATGTGTATCACCTGTGATCCAAATTACTTCCACCACCTCCAACAATATGTAGCGATTGAAAATCCTATAAGAATCATGAAATATGCTACAGGTATCGCAAAAAACATTTTCATAATTGAAATCAATAAAATACACAAATCTAATTTTTTATCTGCAATCATGTTTAATATTCTTACTACTGGCAAAAGCATTAACTTCCAACCACTACATATAGCTCCAATTACTCCACATATAGCAGAAATCCATCCCATGGTTTGCTTAATCACTTAATTCCTCCTAAACTATCAATCCATTGTTTTACCTTGCCATTATCGTATGTTTTTGTAATCAATACGGCAGACACTGTTTGCCCTATTCTTCCATGATATTTACGATATGTACTTTCATCATTAAGTGAATATTCAGTTCCGTTATAATTTACCGTAATTTCATATTCAGCATAATCAGTTCGAAATTGCGGAACATGATTAACCATACCTGTAAAACGGGTTTCTTTAGGTTTATAATATTCATTTACAACTGTGACCTTCACACTTTCCTCTTTTTTATCAATACATTTAGCGCAACCAGTTAATGTTGAAATGCTTATCAACAAAACTCCTAAAATACTTAATACTTTCTTTTTCATAAACTCTCTCCTACATTTGTAGTTAAGGTCCAATCCTTCTGAGTTGTCCCATAGGGGTAAGAACTAAATGTTATAGTATTATCCTCAGTAGTTTCAGTTCTAGTTGTCTCCTCAATAAGATGGCCTTCTTTATCATATTTTTTAGTTGTCTCCGTAATCGTAGTTTTTATCATTGTACTCTCCTTATATTGACAAACCACCTCACCTAAAGTACAATACTATTGATCCCAGGTCTGTACCGGGTGAGGATCTTCTGAATGGGTAATGTGATATGGGATTGTATCACACATTATTTTTGAAGGAGGTGTTGCCTATGGTAGCAGATATCATAACTATACTTACTTGCTTTGGTCCAACATTACAATTCGTAGTTGTTAACGTTATCCTCACCTTACGCAGCCACCTCTTTATTACTGACGCAAAATCCCTACGCTACCGTCAGTGTGGTATATGTCCATGTCCACAGTTCTCACTATACGTTACCCTCATTATTAATTATTTATTTTCAACAGTTGCTATATTGCCTGATGTTAATTCTCCTGCGTCAACAATTGTTGCAGCATTTCCACCTTGTACCTTCGGCACATCACCATTCCACTTATCAATCTTCTGTTTCTCAATAAGTTCTGGAGTAAGTGACTCAGCGATCTTTTTATTTGCTTCTGCTTCAGCATCCGCTTTAATTCTTGTAGCTTCAGCTTTACCTTCCGCAGTGATTTTCGCCTGTTCAGCTTCAATAGCGGCTTTCTCTTTATCCTGCTCCGCTGCGATGAGAGCAACTTCCTTATCTTTATCTGCCTGTACCTTTGCAGTCTTAGCTTCAATATTTGCAAGTTCCAGTTCCTGCTGTGCATTTACTTTCTTCTGAATAGCAGCCTGAGTTTCATCATCTGTAGAAATTGAAGTAAAGTTTACAGTATCAATGATGATTCCATATGGCTCAAATTTCTTTTTCAAGTATTTGTCAAGTGCTTCATTCAGTTCCTGGCGTTTATCACCAAATACATCTGTTACCGGATACTTAGCAGTTACTTCCTGTGTCCACGCTTTCATCTTTGGTTTAATGAAAGTATTTTTTACACTTTCTCCGGACTGACCTTTAAATCTTGTAAATACATCAGCAACTTGATCCTGATCGAACTTATAAGAGAATTCCAAATCAACAAGAAGCTGTTTCCCATCTGCGGTAGGAGTTTTAAAACTCTCATCTTTTGGTGAATCACCTTTATCTTCTGAAGTCAGATAAGACTGTTCAATACCAATTGAATACAGTGATGTTTTTACTGTAGGTGAAATCAAATTCCATCCCTGTGAAAGAGTATCTTTTGAAATTCCACCGTTCATCTTGTATTCTACAGCTACATAACCAGCAGGAACTCTTACTGTGCACTTTGCTACACAAATTAATCCTGCTGCAATTATTACTGCTAATCCAACCCCACCTAAAAAACCTTTTTTCTTTTTCATTACTCATTCTCCTTATTTTTTTCTTTATTTTCTTCTCTGTTTATTTCGTCTACTGCATCTTTCCAGATCCTATGTAAGAATCTCCCAAATGGATAAAACAGTGCAGATAATAGAAACCATAAAATTACTGCTCCAACCAATACTAAAAATACAAATACTGGATTCATACTCTCTCCTTTATAATTCAATACCTTCCATAACAGCTCTAGCTTCTAAAATAGCTAAATAGCTTGCCATAGCATCAATCTGAATATTATAAGTACTTCTTGGGCATGTTGGTTCGAAACTAAGAGTTCCATTGTCCCATTTAAAAAGCATAGACTGTAAACCTCTGAATCTAAGCATTAACTGATAATACTCAGCTTTAAATCTTTCTTTATAATCTGGACTAACCATCATTTCTGTTGTTTCTTTTAATGTTTTTACCATGTTATTTGTCTCCTTTATGTTCTTTAATATCGTTTATAAATGTCCAAGTGAAAAAGACTACCAGCATTAAACTAAGTAAATTTTTATAAGTAATAAGATCTACCAATGATATTGCTATAAAAATAGCATCAAGAATGATAAAAAATTTATTAAGCTTCATTTAATTCATCTCTCACTCTCATAAGTATCTTCCCAAGCCTATTTTCTCCAACTCCATCTACAGTTCCCCAAATAGTATCTCCCCAAGTATTGCCCTCTTCCAAATATTCATCTCCTGTAGCAAGTAATTTTTCCTTAAGGTCTGGATTCTGAGTGAATTTAGCCAGTACGATTTCATACATTACTTTATCTTTCACTTCTTCCCAATCTGATCTCAAATTAATCTTTCTACCTGCTGCCTTTGCCTCTGATGGGCTAGCTTGAGAAAATAACTGGAATTTTAGTCTACGATTTTTTGTTTTCTGTGCTTGAAAAGCTGCTTCATTATTTGTATAGTCCCATCCGTTATAACTTACCGGTGCCATATAAAAGTTACTTAAAAAGTAATAATCTCCAGTAAAACTATTAATCATTCTTTTTCCTTCCTTAATAATCACTACAAGTTACTGTTAAACTTACGAATCCTTCATCAAATTCAAAACAGTCTCGGACATTATGTTTTACTAGCTGTTCTACTCTGTCTCTATCAGTTATTTTTTCTCCAATTAATTCAGGATCAGTCAAGTCGTATTCAGCTTCTACAGTGATCACTCTTTTTGTTGGTATCAAAATTTCTTTCTCACATGCGTCATCAATTGGTTTATTTAATATTCGTTTTCCTCTTTGCGTAATATCACCTCCATATTTTATTTCATTGTTTAACCTCCTTAAGTGCAGGTGAGGAATTGAACCTCACCTTAACCTTTTGTTACTACACTTATTTTCTCTTCCCTACAAAGAATCCAACTAAGAAACAGGCTAATAAGCATACTACAAACACGCCTATATTTAACACTATCATTTTATTTGCCTTTCTTTGCTTTCAGTTCCTGCAACTTTTTATTAATTTCATCATCTTTCATTTTCTTATCCAGACGCTGTTTCTGCACAATAGCAGAACTTTCATAAACGATCCTAGCTCCATCAGCAGCTTCTTTTTGTTTTTTAACTCCGTCACGTACTTTCTCTAACATCTTTTCCTCTTCACTAGAAGATACTCCCGGTGTTACATTAAAAGCTTTTGATGCCTGAGCTGTTTCCAAAGTTAAAACAGCACTTTCTTTTTCTGCTTTTAAATCATTAAGCTGTTGCTGTAGTACTTCTACTTTTTCTTTCTGCACATCAGCATTCTCTTTCCATTCTTTTAATGTATTTTTAATAAAATCAATTTTATCATTAAGTTCCTGTTGTTCTTTTAAGTAGACTTTTGCCGCTTCGTCATCTCCTCGATCCACACAAGCATTTACATTTACATCTGCTTTCATGGCATCTTTCTTCAAATGGAACAAATCATCTTCATAATTAGAAATCTTACCAAGCATCTGCTGATATCTTACATTTTCCTGCTGAAGTTCATCTTCTTTCTTCTCAATAGCGGCATTATAATATGCTTTAGCTCCTTCAGGTGTAGACGCATCTTTCTGAATAGCTTCGTTTGCCGTGCCAGATGCTCTTATCCTTACTCTCTTTCCAATTTTACTATTAAAAAAGAAACAAAGTCCTACGAGTACTAAAATAACAATTATAATAATTGCTCCAGCTGTAATATTCATTAGTCTCTCCCCTCATCAATATCAAGCCCAAAGTTTTTAAACAGTTCTGTCATACCTCCTACATAGCCGGAACCTAATGCCTGGAATTTGAATCCATCTCCGTAACGGTATAATTTACCCATTTCTACTGCATTCAATTTTTCAAAGTTTTCATTCTCAGACAGATCATATTCATACTTATCACCATCTGGATTGTCGTAATCACAAATTGTCATAATTGCATTGGAGACCATTCCAAAATTCTGCATACGCTGTAAGGCCCTAAAAATTGTTAAGCAGATAGTAAATTCTGTTTTATCTTTCGGGAAAGTATCAGCATGTACAATGAAATATTCGTCATAATGCTTTCCATTGAAAATCATTCCCTGAGAATCGTCACCAGTTTTATTGTCTCCTGAATAATCTACCCAAGGATATGCAGAGCCATCTTCATAGGTTTTATAGTTTACTAAATCTTCTGGGTATACTACTTTGCGACTTGAATCTGTTAAAAATCCATTGATATCAAAGTCAATATCTGCTTCACCAGCATAACGGTTCTGATCCCAATTGACTCCAATGAAGAAGTTCTTAATACCTGTACCATCCTCTTTTACCATACTAATTTTCTGGTTTTTACTCATGTTGATTACTGCCATATCTCTTTATCTCCTTTTTATTTATTATTCAGCCAGTCTTTATACTGACGAAGAATCTCTGTATATAACTGTTCATCAGACATTTTATTCATGTCTTTTACTGCTGTAAAACCGGTGTTGTCATGTTTTCTACCTTTCATATCATCAAGAGATTTCAAATAGTCAAAATCTTCATCTCCAATTCCTATGAACTGCACGAAGATGTTGTACTCTGAAAGCTCTTTAATAACTGCATTGGTGGCAAAAGTATCACTGTTCTCACCATCTGTAATAAAGATGATAAATGCTGGAATCTCACTTGGCTCAATATCTTTATAATATGTAACCATTTCTTTCAATACAGGAGCATAATTAGTACCACCCATATACATATGAGCTTTTTTCATAACATTTTTAACATAACTACTATAATTATCAGCGTTAGCAGCTTTTAAGCGCTCTGCTCCATTTGAGAACAGCCAACTCTCAAGTTCTCCATTATCGTCAAATCTTAGAGCAATAGGCAACAAACGAGAAATGGTTTCCTGTACAGATCCATTATCATACAGCCAATCCATACTTCCTGAATAATCCATTGCAAGAGCTACTCTAGCCGTATGTTTTGTCATATCAATCTTGCTTCCCTTAGACATATCAATAAGTACTTTGCCAAGATTTTCATTGTGCTTAGACATATCAATTGTCTGTAACTTTTCTTCATATACAGGTTGCTGAGTTACAGCAGAAGATAACTCTACTGCTGCTTCCTCATCTTTTTTTCCGAATAGTTTTCCCAAAAATCCCATTTTAGTTACTTCCTTTCTTACAAATTGTTTTTCTAATCCAATCTACAGGCACAACCATAAATGCTGTCACAAGGACTACAATCCACTGTTTAACATCCATTGGAGTTGTCTGTACTAGATTTCCTACAAAGTTACACAAAACTACAGCCATTGCAAAAATACCTAATGCGATATACACAAATAATTTATTATTTTTAATTCCTTTGAAAAGATTCATACTATCTGTTCTAATAGTGAATCCATTAAATACTGCCATTAAACACAATAAAGCGAATCTCGCTGTCATAGCCGAAAGTTTTGTTGCAAACATATTTCCAACTGGACCAAATGTAATTACACCAAATAAAGCAATAAATACAATTGAACTTAATGCAATTCTCCCTTTCGCTCCACGGATAAATAATCCGGATCCTTTCATGATAGGCTCTTCATTCATATATTCCTCTTTTGGCGGTTCTCCACCAAAGCTTAATGAGTTAAGTGAATCCATGATGATATTTACAATAAGGATCTGAACTGCTGCTAATAGAGCAGAGCCACCAGAAATAATTGGAAATACCATACTTAAGATCAACAACGAAATATTGATAGGCAGCTGGAATTCAAGGAACATCATAATGTTATGCATAAATGTTCTACCAAGTTCGACTGCCTTTACCACACTTGCAAAATTATTGTCTGTCAAAACAATATCTGCAGCTTCTTTTGCTACATCAGATCCGTCTTGCATTCCAAAGCCTACATCTGCTTTCTTTAATGCGGGAGCATCGTTCACACCGTCACCGGTCATAGCAACAGACATCCCAATTTCTTGTGCTAATGTTACAAGACGAAGCTTTGTATTTGGTGAACATCTGGAGATTACTCTTAACTGTGGAATAATTTCTTTTACTTTTACATCTGACATTGCCTCAAACTCATCATTGGTAACTGCTAAGTCTCCAGGCTTATAAATGCCAGCTTCCATAGCAACAGCCTTAGCAGTTTCCATACAGTCACCAGTAATTTCAATTACCTGAATTCCAGCTTTATGAGCAATTTTTACTGCTTCTGGAACTTCATTCCTAACCGGGTCAACAACTCCAATGATTCCAAGGAGATTCATTTCATCGGGGAGACCATCATCAGTTTTATCTGAGATAGTCAATGCAATACATCTCATTGCCTTCTCTGTTAATCCCTTAATATGGCTCTTTAAAGCTTTTCTTTTTTCTTCTGTCAGCTCAGTTACAATGCCATCATTATCAAGATAAAATTTACACTTCTCAATTAATTTCTCTGGTGCGCCTTTATAAACAGTAAAATCATTTGCTCCATTATTTAAAGTAACTGCAGAGAATTTATTTTCACTACTAAATGGAACACGTTTCTTCATGATAGCTTTATTCTGTATTTTTTGTGCGTCTTCAGGAGAAAGCATATCAAGCACTGCTCGATCAATTGAATTCCCACCAGTGATATTCCCATTAGAATCAAACACTGCACTATTATTCATACAAATGTTTAAATCAATTAGCTCGTTGAGCGAACTTTCCTTATTAAAAATATCCTGACAGTTACCGTTAATCATAACTGTAGAAGTCATTTCACCTGTTGTGAGAGTTCCTGTCTTATCCGTACAAATTAAATTAACATACGCCAATTCAGGAATTTTACCAGTATTCTTCGCAAGAATATTGAATTTTTCCATTGTCGATACATTCTGTTTAGTTACAAGTTTTACAATGAGTGGCAGACCTTCCGGTACAGCCGCAACAATAATTGTCAATGCATTTGAGACATTCTGTGCTACCTTCTGAATACTTTCAAGAATACTTCCTGAGAAATACTGACTTAAGCTTCCAGCATTTAAGATACCTGTAATTGTCATAATTACAAATGCTAATGCCGCCGCAATTGTTCCCCATTTTGAAATAAAATCACACAAATGATCCAGAGCAATATCAAGAGCTGTCTTAGGAGGCTCTAAAGTCTGCATTTTGACAAGAGTATCACCATTAACTGTATTAACACCAACATCTGTAACAATCATTTTTCCTTCACCAGACATGATAACTGTTCCTGCAAAGAGAGAACACTGATCCGTATATGCAGTAGTTGATGTTGTTTTAACATGCTTATAATTAGCACTAGGAATTTTTCTACATTCTTTTGTCTCTCCATTGATAGCGGCGTTATTAACAGAAATTTCTCCATCAACAATAAATCCATCTGCAAAAATCTCTTGTCCAGTTCTCAATAGAACTAAATCACCTACTACCAGATCATCTTTATTAATTGTCTGTACGCTTCCATCTCGGACAACATCACAATATCTAACTGCCGTTTTTGCTCTTAGCTCTGCTGCAGATTTCTGTACGCCTAGACCTGTCTTAATAGCAATTCCAGTAACAATAGCTAAAACCACTATAATCATTACAGGTTCAGAAAGAGACATTACTCCCATAGCTCCTAAAACCAACTGAAACAAAGCAATTATTATTAGAATCATAGTAATTGGTTCAGTTAATGCCTCCTTAGCAAAATGATACCATTTCTTCAATTCAGGCTCCGGAAGCTTATTACTTCCATATGTAGTCCTACTAACCTCTACTTCGCTACTTTTTAATCCATTAAAATTCATTCTTAAATCTCTCCTAATACAATTCTTTCATTGACAGACATTACAAATTCTTCTATAGCTTTATAATTTGGTTTATCAGGCAATAAGGTATTCTTTGAATCATACTCAAGTCTTTTCTCTAACTCGTTTACCATTTCAAAAAATTCTGGGATAGGCTGACTGTTTGCATCCAAATATTCTCCATTACGTAGAGCCATAAGAAGCTCATGATCATCTTCTCTATATGTAATAATTTTGCCTTTTTCAAGAATATCAAAACACATAAGATACAATCTCACTAAATGGCACATATGCTTTCCTAACTTATTATGTTCTATGGCATGCTTATTTCTCTTCCCAATTCTGGAATAATCCCTAATAATGTTTTTCATTTCGGCCCACATCCCCTGATAATCATTCAAAGGATAGTGCTTCAACTGGATATCCATAAATACTTCTGTTTCATAATCTTCCTGAATACCTTTATCTACATAAAGCTTTATTGCATCTTCTGGAAAATTGAAATACTTTTCAGGGAAAGTATAAAAAGCATTCATAATACTATTAAGAACATGCTGCATTCTTTCTTCTTGTCTCAATTTCCTGGCAGCTTTATTATCAAGCCTTCTTAACTGGCTTGTAGCATAGCCTCCAAAAGAATAGATTGCTTTCTTAGATAAAAACATTTCAGCATTATCAAGAAGTTCTTGACCAATTGGATGAATATAAAGATAATGTTCTGGCTTCAATCCTATCAGCTCAATTGTGTTTGGGTTGCAGTTTGACAATAGAGTTATCAATTTATTAAAAGAATAGATTGTTGTATCTGTTGTTTCTTCCGTTACCTGATCAAAATTATGTGTAGGAATCAGGATTTCTTCTCTTTTATTTAAAGCACAACCCCTAATATCCAGATCGGAGTTTTCTGTATCTGTACCATAAGCATGAGACCCACCTAAGCCTAATAGAATTATGTTACTCCCCAGGTGCTCGTTCGCTCTTAAGAAATCATAGTGTTCACTTTTCAACAATTTTTTGATTTTCTCTATTTTCATCAATTTCTCCTGTTGAATAATAATAATTTACTATATCGTCTAAGTTCCTTATCTCTTTTTCTAACTCTGCGCACTTTTTCTTGCTATCACATGCCCATAACTGTTTTCGTAGCTTCGTTGCAACCTCAGATACCTTTTCTGCTTCTTCTGTTTTATCAATGGTTTCTATGACATCAACTTCAATTGGTTCTCCGCAAAATGGACAGAATTTAAGAGGGTAATAATAGTCTTCAGGCCATGTATCTTCCCAGTCTTGGACTTCTTCGCTTATGTAAAAGAAAATTCCAAAAGTTTCATCAGTTTTATAGTCACAACCATGGCATTCTATAGTTTCACAAGTTCTACATAAGTAGGCATCAGGATATTCATTAGAAATAATTATCCTAGGATTTTCTTCCAATGCCTTACAACAGAACTTTGGTTTATAATACTTATAAGATGTGTTGCCATCTACAATTATTTCCTTTGCTTTTATTTCCATGTTTACACCTCAGATAATCTGTAAGTTTTCATCACCAATAAGCCATGCAGAATTTAAAATAAAATTTTCATATGGGTTGCCACTGTCACCCCAGAACTCATCCGATCCAACTTCCCAATCGCCCAATGTTCCATCATTAAAGTTACCGTATAAATAATCTGCTGTGTGTTCTAAAAACGCATCCACAGCCTTATCATAATCTTCTTTTCTTATTGACTCTTCTACATCCGGCTCAAGATCAATCCATTTATGTTGCTCAATCAAAAAAGATTTAGCGTTATCTCTTACTTCCAACAGTGAATTTTTAATGTCTGTCAATGTTGCATCTTTCTTTTTTGCAATGATATAACTTGAAGACGAACTATTAGTAACAAATCCTCTTCTTATTTTCATTAACCATCTCTCCCTTCTCCTTCAGCAACTTTTATATCAGCAAATCCATTTACTTCCGTAATAGCATCTATTGCTTCATTCATAGAGAAATCATAATCATATACAGCATCACCCCATTCATCATAATAAGCATCGTTCCTGTCCTCAATTACGATATATTCTCCATCAGGGTGCTTTTCTAAAATGTCATCAACCCCATAAATGACCGCTCCGCACCAACTAGCACCAAGCTCACCAGACCAGTTTTTTTCATCATTTACACCAGTAACATCTAATACATCAAGATTGAACTGATCAATTATCTTCTGAGCTTTTTCTTTGTCAGCAATCCTTGCAAAGCAAATAATGAAACTGCTAGAGCTTGAATTAGTAACAAATCCTTTCCGTATTTTCATGAGCCCTCCTTTCTAGTGGCTCTCGCCACTAGATTTCTTATTCCACTTAGGTTTATCAGTTTTCATTTTATTTACATGTTTATAGAATGCAAGTGACTTTTTAGATGGCTTCATTCCATGTTTAACCATTCTAGTATGTTTCTTTCCGTTTTTATCTACTTTTGTCTCATACTCTTTGTTCCAGGAATTCTTTGATCTCATATTACATGTCCTCCATTGAATAAATTACTTTTTCTAAGCTTCTTTTTGATTTGAAACACTTCTTAAGCAAACACCACATAATGGCTTTTTCAGTATCATCTTCGTCTTCCCAATCATTTAAGACTACAGAAGTCTGTGTTCCATCTTTGAACCCTACAGTAGTTCTAATTTTTCCTGTAGCAATATCTTTTGTTCTTCCTACAAATGTGATATCATCTTTCGAAAGTGTTTTACAAACCTGTTTATCAGTTTTATTTTTAGGTACAATATATACATCAATGCCTAAAGCATCTTTAATCTGGCGCTCACAGCTTCTAAGCTCTTCTCCAATAGTATGCTCTTTTTCTTTTTTCGCTACTGCTTTTTCAAGTGCTTTTAAAATCTCATCTGGTGACATATTCATATCTGTTTTCTCCTCTTTATAATTAAAATACTGCATTGGTTTCAGTTTAAACTTATTTTTTGTATGTAAACGATCAATCCGTCTTTTAATTTCCGGATCATCGCAAATACCTGTACGAATATATCTATCTAATACTGCATAGGTAAATCCGAAGCTATCTTCATCTGATTTACCGCATAACCCATCTGATGGTGTTTTCTCTATATATTTTTTAGGTAGTCCTAAATAATAACCGATTCTTTTTACTTCACTCTTTGTGAACTGAGCCAACGGTGAAAAGTCCCCTGCTGCGTCACCATATCTAGTGGAGTATCCGATGTAATCCTCAGAAAGATTACATGTATTAACCACTCTTCCATTGTGTGACTGTGACACCCCGTATAGAGTGGTCATTCTTAGTCTAGGAGCGAGATTAATTAATGTCTGATCTGTTACATTAAATGCAGCATCAATTTGATCAATAATATCATCATAGGCAGATCCAACATTGATAGTAAGATAATCAATCCCCAATACATGCTGGCAAATGTCATATGCCACATCAATATCATCCTGTTTATAGTTCGGCATGATTACTCCGAGAACTTTGTCAGCTCCAACGGCTTCCACACATAGCTCAGCAGCTACTAAAGAGTCAACGCCACCGGAAATACCTACTATGAGATTACATCCAGGACCATTCTCTTCTCTCCAATCTCTAATCCACTGAATACAATCATTTGTTGCTTTTTCTACATTAAACATTCTGCTCCTCCAATTTCCACAGTTCTACTTCAAAACTACTTAATTCTTCTTCTATAATCTTATAAACCACTTCCCAGTCTGCTCCTCCTCTTCCGCAGCCTATTTTATATGGGAGTGCAATGGTTGTCTTGTGAGGTCTGTTATCAGCATCAAACCAATAAACAGGTATTTGTTGTCGAATAAAATTTAATCCTTCTCGAAAAGCTTTAACATCAGTATACTGTTTTCCATCATATCCATACTTGTCTTGTGCAAATAAGGACAATATCTCTTGATTTTTCCTTCTGATAAAGTACTCGTCATATGTTCCAAGAAGTAATTCTGGATTAAATTCACGTAATTTACAAACGTTTCTATAATGTATATAAATACCTTCGTCATAATCTCTTAATGCTTTAGCAACTCCAGTATTCATTTCTCCTTGGCAATTAACTTGATGAATTATATAATCGGTCTGTGCATCTACAATGTTACCTTCAATAATTTTAATCATAAATCTTTTCCTATAAATCCTGAAATGTAAACTTCTCGCCACAGGAGCAAATCACTTCTCCAATAGTTCCGATTGATGTTGGTGTAAAGCACCATGTAAGAGAGCCGCCTATGCAACCATGTCCCATTGCTCCCTGTTCCATAGTTTTCAAACCATGTTTCTCAGCATCATGTTTTAATTCCCACTCTCTGATTTTCTCTTGTTCTTTTTCTGAAATTGGAAATCCTCTATACAGATCCTCTTTTGCTTCTTTTAACTCGGTTGCCATTCTCTGCATTTCTGAATCTTTATAATGCTCATCTTTGAGTTTTTTATTTTCTTCTTCCAGATACTCAATACGTCTCTCTTTGTCAACTGTCTTGTCAATAATTCCTTGACAAAGATCTGAGATTGATGCGTTAAAAAAATTCATTTAATTCCCTCCATTTAGTCTATTCCTGATCTTTTTGAATGTTTCTACATAACACATTTCACCATCTTTAAATACAGTTTTTAATGCCCCATCATAAACAAAGCTGTCATATCCATCTCTGCACCTTAATTCTCCATTTTCATCGTAATATACATGACAACATCCTTTATGAGATTTCTTTAAATGGCTTACATCTGTCTTTGGATCTTTGTAAATCATAATCGGTTGTCCGTTAACTTCTCCAAATGTAGCTTTCATAGCAATGCCGAACATATCTCTGGTTACAACGACCATACGTCCATCAGGTTCTACAACTGCCGAGAAACAAAAAGCCCCAACTCCAAATACAATGTTGTTTGCAGCGAATCCTTTCTTCTCAAGTTCTTCCCATACCTTTTTTACATTGTTAAGAGTACAGCCATCACCATAGATAATTCCAATATGAGGGTCCAGTACTTTGTAACCTTTGCTATTTACTGATCCTTCAAATGTATTCCAGAGTTTTTCGATAGTCTTAACTGAAATCTCTACCATATCACCAGAATCCGGACGAACCAAGAGCTTACCATTGTGCTGCATAATTTCTTTTTTGCAAGCTGGAAGAATATTGTCAATCATGTTCCAGTAATCATATGTATCAGATACCATGCTGAAAGATGCATTCGGATATAATTCTGTAAGTAGTCTTTTCACAAATGTAATTTCGTCTCCGTCCACAGCATAATTTGAAGCCATGACCGCATGTTCGGTAGAAATCGCACCAATTCCAATATGACTCACGCTACAGTCATTGAAATAATATTTGTCCAAATAATCAATTGCCGGGATCGTACTTGTCTTATCAAAGGATAATAGCCAAGCAACGGAGCATCTCTCTGCTTCTTCCATACAGGACATTCCACGCATTCCAAAGTCTGAGCAGGCCATTTCAGGTCTTAAAATGTCGTCGCAGGTCTTTTTATAGTAGAAATTTGCCAGTTCTCTGTACATATGTCCAATTGTTGCATGAGCACACGGCTTCCAAAGCTCAACCTGCAGAATACACTCAATCCACTGCACAACCCATGCAAAATCTGGATGTGTATTCGTGATTTCAATGCATGGCACTCCCATAGGCACTAATGTACCTTCCGGTAATGCACGGATCTGAATCGGAAGATACCCTAATTCGTGAAGTTTAAGGATTGGAGAAATATCGTAATTTCCTTCTCCTAACTGAATGTCCATACTAATTGTATAAAGTTCTTGAACTTCATCAGTGCTTAAGAAATCTCTTTTAAAATATGTAATAAGATATTCTTTAATAAAAGCCTGCAGTCCGAAGAAAACCATATGATCCTGCTCCTTTAACATTGATCTTCTCGGAGTCCAATAAGAGACTAACTTCGTCAATCCTCTCGGAAACATATTGTGGTGTACTTGTTTGTAAGTATCGCTTAACAGAATTGCTAAGGTATCCATTATTTTTTATCCTCCTCTTTGTCATTTACAATTTTATCAATCTGATCTGTGATATAATCAACTACATCTTTACCAGTTTTGCCAATTGTTTGAATATTATCTGGTGTGATTTCATTTACAACTGCCATCGTATATATTGTTTCTGTATTAGGTGTCATGATTGTAATGATAGTCATTACAACACATCCGATAATTAATTTGCTAATAGTTTTTCTAAACTTAAATGGTTCGTTATATCCGGTTAATCCAGCAAATAAAGCACACATAGCAATAACTCCGCATATTCCTGCGATCATTCCAAAAAATGTTGTTAAATTATCTGCTCTACTAGCAAAATAAATCAACCAAGGACTAATAATCGGTTTCATATTTTTATCTCCCTTATAACTTTCCTATCAAACAGCCCCAAGTAAAAGCAATCTGAAACATATGAGTTATCTGATCTTGAATTAAATTAATTTTCTTTTTATTGGCTTTCATATCATCTACTAACATATGTATCAATAAATTCATAACCAATAATAAAGGATTCCATTTACCGCCAATAATCATAAGCGCAATTGTTGGTGGTAACATAATCATAAATGACCAACTAAAGCTATGCATAAACAACGCTGCTAAATAATCATATTTATATAATTTTCCTGGTGCATTCTTTTCCCACCATGATTTTTGTTTTGCAGATGCCAACCATCCTTGTAAATAATAATCATCTACAATGTGGCAGAAAATCATTGTAAATAATATAAATATTTTATATGCAATATTCATTATCTCAACCTCTCAACAAGTTCAATCTTAGGACTTTCCAGATTTGTCAGAATCGTATCTGTCGTATAAATCTTCTCAATCAATCCATTATTTTTCAGAAGTTCTCCTTCATAAATAGTATTCTCACAATGAGTAATATAAAGATAAATCTTACCTACACCGGCCTCTTTCAGCTTTTTAGCACTATAATAAAAAGTACCACCTCTGCTGCAAATGTCATCTACAATAAGAATGTCTTTACCTGGTAATTGATCAATTTCACCAGATAAATCTAAACCTTTAATCTCTCCGGTCTCCCAATCTCTATTCTTAATACCGAAAGCATATGGAAGATGTACTGCTGAAGAATATCGCTTCATGGATCCCGCATCCGGATAAAACATCATAAGGTTATTACTCGCAATCTTCTTAACAGCATCCTCAATCATTCGATTCGGGGATTCTACATGTACTTTATTAAATAATGCGGCAGATACATCAGAATGCGGATCTAAAACTTCTACTTTTCCAAAATGTAATGAATTAATAGTCTGAGCAAAATATTTTAAAGTAAATAATTCGTTCTCATGCTTGACTCGATCCATACGTGCATCTGGGATATAAGGCATATATAAATTAGGCACTACTCTATGATCCCAACAATATCTAGTAATATATTCAACTGCTGTTAATTCTTCCATTGATTCAAAGAACCATTCAATATTATCTCTACACCATCCTCCGATGGGTGGGATATTCTTAAATAAGAATGTCCCATCCGGATATTTATCAAGTTTGATTTCTACACCGTTTAATTTAATCATTCCAAATCTCCTTATAATCTATTTCTTACTGTTTAATAATCCTTACTTAACTTTTACTTATGCTCAATATCACAGGTAGTTATTACAGACGGATTATTCAAATGATTGCCATTACAGAAATTATTGATAAAATCCACCTGTCTTTGGAGATAATCAATAGAATCACATAGTGAAACTTTTACATAACTTAATAATTCTGCGACAATTGTACTAATCTTAAACAGTTCATTTTCTTTATCATCGTATTCAACGCCATCTGCATGATTAAACGGTGAGGTTGCGTCAGCTGTTTTTATATAAAAATCATTATCCTCATTTTTATAAATTGAGCACACCCAAATAGTATCGTCATAAAGCCCATCAAACTCAAATACTTGTAAGGTTTCTGTATTGTTTTTTTCAACAAGTTTTGTAGTGATCACTCCATCACAGTCATATTTACGTAAGTAGTTCTGAATATCCTCTAATGTAATTTCTTCTAATTTCTTCATTTCCACAGTATTTTCTCCTACCATCTTATTTCTCTCCTATCACATTAATCTGACAACTTTTCATCACCTCTAAAGCTGCTTTATGCTTCTCCGGTGTAGTTCCAGCGCAACATGACGCATCTACTGTGATCTCTGCCTCCGGATAATAAGTTTTGATAAGAAGAGCATTTGTGATAACGCAGATGTCTGTACACACACCTATGATTTCAATGTTTAAATTGTCTATATCACTATCTGTCCCAAATATTTCTTCCCAATCCCAGCCTTCATAACCAAAAGTTGACTTTTTACATACCATAAAATTGTTATAATTATTTTTTACAGGATGAATTTCATCTATAACCTCCCACCCTGAAGTTCGATATATACAATGTTCAACAGGAAGTTTTTTACCCTCAGAAGTATTCAAATAATCTGAATTATGTGTATCCATTGTATACACTACATAATCCCCATTATTTTTATGTTCTTCAAACTTTTCTTTAATTTTAGGTACAATAGCTTGAGCTTCCGGTGTACCAAGTGAACCGGTTACAAAATCATTCTGTACATCAACTACAATCAGAACTTTCTTTTTATTTCCCACAAGCATTACCTCCAACAGTCATTCTCCCAAATGGGTACTCAACAATTCCGTAACTACAAAGAATCTCCATTTCTTTAACAACATCTCCTTTACACATCTCTAATAAGACACCAATTTCTTCTACTACTTTTTTAATTTTAGCTTTTTTCTCTTCTGCTGAACTTAAAGTAATAGTTCTCATTCCTCTGGTATAATCAGAAGTCATATCATAAATGTTATTTGGCATTTCAACTTTAAACCTAGCATCTTTTAGATCATTCATATGTAAAATTAAATCATGGGTATATTCATCTTCTGCAAGTAATTCCATTAATTTAATTTCAGTTTCCTTATCAATCTTTTCAATACTTCTTTTCTCCCAAAGTTCTATAATTGACATATCATTTTCCTTTCTTGCAAAATTACCTAGCTCATTTTCTTTAAAATAAAAATCTCCTTCTTCTGATTTTTCGTTGTAATAACTAGAGATATGTATTCTTATATTGTTAGAATAAACTGTTTTTACAATACCTGTAGCACCTGTAATATCATATTGTTTATATTTTTTAGGCACTATTATTACTTGTACTATATCTCCTACTTGAAACATTTTTTACTCCTTTCTATTTATTAATCCACCCAGAGAGACTCGAACTCTCACGCTATTAAGCATTAGAACCTAAATCTAACGTGTCTGCCAATTCCACCATGAGTGGATGTTGCTGACAGACCTCCATCTGCCAGCTTATTTATGAAAAATGATTACATCTACGTTTATTCACTACTTACCAGCCTTGTACAAACTAAGAGCCAAGTATAATCATGCTCATAAACTTTTACCAAGGATTTGATAAATCTTTATTCTTTATGCTTTATTCTTTAATCTTTAAACTGGGATAAACTTTGAATTTTGAATTTTAAGATTTGAGTTTTAATCTTTGAACTTTACAGTACTATGGCTATCTGCCTCATCCAATAATATAATATATTAAGCTTACAGGTCCTATACGACCACGTAATCCTAATCCATTTTGTAGTTTATACTATTATCTACTGTATAAGTAATGCTGTGGTTTCTTTATTGTTTTATATATGTCTAACCCAGCTAAAAAGACATATAGATTATAGTTTAAAGTTTTCGATAAGCAGTGAATATATCTTAGTATGTAATTTCTATTTCTGTCAGAGAATTACTTACTGAAAGTGCCGCATCTACTTCAGCAGTAAATTCTGCAATTTCTGTTTCTAAATCCTCCATTTCTTTAAGAACACCAATTGGATCAACAAGTTCCATTGTCTGAGCTTCTATATAAGCTTCTCTAGTTTTTGTAAACTCTTCAGTAGAGGTTTTACCTTCTTTGCTGCCATAGAGCCCTACAACATAATTTTCAGCTTTATCTTCCAATCTACCATTCTCAGTTATGATCTGAGCCATAGCAGCATCATACTGTTTTTTGATTTTCTGTTTTAAAAGTTTCTTGAAGTCCATTCCATGATTTTTCATTTCAATAGCTTCAGCTACTGTATACTCTTTATCAGCAACAGTGACTTTAGTTACTGCATTTGAAAGAACTACAGCTCTTTTAATAGCTTCTCTTCTCTTGATTAAATCAGTTGCTTTATCATAAGAAGATTTCATAACCCCTGTGTAAACTTTGATATCTACACCTTTGACTTTTGTGTTAGAATGCTTATTTGAAATACAAGCTTCTACACTGTTGATTGCTTTTACGATGCGATCATCTAAGATCTTCAGTTCCGCTAATGCTTTATGTACATTCATTTTTTCTGTTGTCATAATAAATACCTCCTGAATTTTAAACTTTAATAGTTACTATTTTCTTTTGTTCAACAGTAAACGCTACTTTACTGTCAGTTCTCTTATGAACTTCTTATCATTCATTTCTGATAAGATCATCCCTCATAACTGATGAATCAGTTGCTTTCGCAGTACAATCGCTTTACTACTATTCACGTTTTTATATATTTTGGGGACAATTGGATTTTAAACCAATTTTGTTACCATCTCAGGATCACAAATATGATATGGTTGGAATCGAACCAGCGACACGAGGATTTTCAGTCCTCTGCTCTACCAACTGAGCTACATACCATACTAAATTTTCATGCATGACCTGTCGTGCTGCAGTCACAACAGGATTATGTGTTCTTTGATCAGCTCAATTCCCTACATTTTCTCTAAAGCTGGGACATTTATTACTTTACAAAACATCTCAAAAACTATCTGTCTTTCCAGCGCCATCTGATTCTCACTACCAAATCAGCAACGGCTCTTTACTATTGAAAATTAGAGCTCTCAAAAGTCACTCCTTCGTCAGGAGAAGTGGAAACTCTGGGACTCGAACCCAGGACCGACCGGTTATGAGCCGGTTGCTCTAACCAACTGAGCTAAGTTTCCATAGTGGGTGAACTTTGAAAACACCCACATATAAAAACGTAACAACTATAATGATTGATTTGTAATCATGTCAGCTACACGAACAGTCGTCACCATTCCGTTGCCCCATCACTCACCTCTACCTCACTGACTCAATTACTTTTTTCGCCTTATACTAATTACTCATTAGCACAAAGCACATCTATATAAATGTTTTGTACATTCAAACCATTGCTACCAATGTACTGTGTTCCCTTTTTTGAACAGGTTCCAGTTATTAAACCATCCAAAATTTCACTTAAGTTTTATCTATGTTCGCCATGAACATAAGTAGGTATACCTTAGTTCTATTGGTTACCTCTTTGGCCTTCAGAGCTAACTTAGAACTACGGGGTAGATGGGATTCGAACCCATGAATGCAGCAGTCAAAGTGCTGTGCCTTACCGCTTGGCCACTACCCTCTATAGATACCTATGAAGGTATCTATATACAGATTATTTATACTGCATAATGCAATTCTCTACTTTTTGCTCTTATAAAAGTCATATATGCTGGTTTCATTTCTTTGATGATCTTTTCATCTTCTTCATTATTATAGTAATTATCACTTTCTAATTTAATATCATTTCCAGATACATAAATGATGCCTTTCTTATGATCAAACTCACAATCAAGAACCTTACAAGAAGCATCTACATAAGTTCCTTTAAAGCAGAATTCCGGTTCAATCCTTGCACTTTTATCAAAGAAATCAATGGTCAATTTTGTGGTTGCCTCAGAACCATCTTCAAGATGTAGAGTGACTTCATACATAATACTGTTTAAATTAATAATATTTAGATCTTTGATTGCTGTCTCAAAAGGTTCTCCAAAGTTTAATTCAAATGCAATTGCTCTTAAGCAGTCATAGTTTAAATCCACTTTGTGAGCAAAAGAAATTACTTTTTCAATTTCGCTGTAATACTGTTTATCCAATTTGTCTTCTAAGTATTCTGTAATTTCAACATCTGACGGATACTCAAATCTAAAATGGTAGTGGAATCTTCCAGGTCTGTTTACTAAATAACTATTTAACGAGTTGAGGTCATTACAAGTAATCACAAACATTTTCTTCCCTTGAGACAATCCATCAAACAATGTAAGCATTTCTGTTTGAGGATCTGCCATGCCATCAGCAGCTTTAATACTGCCAAATGTTTTATCAAATTCATCAAACAGTATCATTACTTCCTGTTCAATTTCTTCTATGAAACTTGCAATTCCAGGAATATACGTGTCTACAATGATAACTGGTAAACCAACTTTTGTTGCTTCCACAGCCAATGTCTTTGCAAACAATGATTTGCCGATTCCTTTATTGCCTGACAGGATAACGCCAAGGTTCTTTTCTGCTTTTGGAAAAGCCTTAAGAACTTTTTCAACCTTACTCATATGTACTCCGTAGGTTTTTTCTTTGATTTCTATGTCTGCATATTTTTCTAAAAAGAAACCAGAATTCTTTTGAAACCTCACGACATAATTCTGAGCCGGAAGCTTGTCGAAAGTTTCTAATGAATCGTCGTAAGTTCTAAATGTGTTTCCTACCTTAATAATTCTCATTTTTTATTCTCCTGTTTTATATCATTGTTTATATCGAAAATCAATGCCCTTTAACATCTGCTTCATGTAATAACATCACATCTGAAAACATCTGTTTTCCAATTAAATACTTATCTTTATTCTTTGCCTTGTTTGATTGCGACCATGATAAATAGGGATGCATATGATAATAAATCAAATTTGCTGTATAAAAAGCATCATATATATCTTTTCCTGTAAGTGCACCGGAAAAATCAAAACATGTTAAACATTCATAAGCTCCAACACAATGATGTTGATAATAGTGACAGTAATCATCCTCTTCACCTTTTCCATTAATTCTTGATTTAGTGAAAAGCTTTCCAATATCATGGAGACAGGCCGCCACCCATAAATTTTTTTCTTCTCTAGGTACTCCTTCTGAAACCTTTTTCAGATGTTCATAAAGAGTAAGAGAATGATGTGGATTCTCTTGATCGAAGTCACGAGCCATATCTATTAATTCTTTTATATCTTTATGATCATCTTGTACAACTCTAATTTCATTGAACCCTTCATGGTACATTGGTGGAGAAAATACTTTCCTCATTCTTGTAATCACTTCGTCTGGAACTGAATTTTCCCTTTTTGAGTTATCCTTTAAACATTTTTCATACGTTTTCAAAAACATAATACATGTTTTATAAACATGTTTAGGAACTCCTTTTAAAAAATGCACTCTTCTTTTCTTTACCAAATTAGTAGCATCATAAATAACCGAATGCATTTTCAAATCTTCCAGTATTCTACGATGCAGTTCTTCAAATACTTTACTGTTGTCTGCGTCATCATAATTATCTCCATACATTTCTTCTCTGAGTTTATCAGAAGAGTGCACTATATAATCAGGATGAGTTTCTGAATACTCTTTAGCCCATGTACTTTTACCGGAAGCAGGTAAACCTACCAGCATAATTAATTCATTCATTATGTAATCTCCTCTATTTCTTTGCAAATCTTCTCTGCTATTTCTTTAGATATGTACTTCTGATTAAAAAACTCTTGTCCAATATCTGATCTAATTCGATATTTTTGATTATCTAAATTAGGCCTCCCTTCCCCGTTTACAATTTGAGGTAATGAAGCTGTCTGAAGATAATCTATATAATATAGATCTTCTTTTATACTTCTTCGTTTCTCTCTAATTGCTTTTTTTATTTTATAGGCCCAATATCCAGAAGTAACATTCAGTTTATTAAATTCTATATAGTGATCAAGATCCTGAGATATAAGCTCCAGTTCCTTTAGCTGTTTTTCTAAAGGTTTTCTATTACCTAATATTTCTTTAATAGGCAATATGCTGTCATCTATTTTCTTTTTATAATCACCAATCTCTACAAGAGATTTATTCTGCTGTACAAAACCAACTCTCTCATCAACTGATGTTACTTTCCAAGGGGCGTATATGCTTAAATTTTTAGGAATTGTTGATATCCTGTTTAAAGCTTTCGGTACATTGTCAAACTTCTGAGCAGATTTTAAATCCACCACATGAGGAGGACTTCCATGTTTAAACACCAAATAATTTCCAGGATATTTTTCACTTTCTAAAACATATCTCATTTTCCTCTTCCTTTTGTGATATATGTATTATAACATACTCCGTATTCTGTGTCAACAAGTTTTTTTACAAACTTGTTTATTGCTTGAAACTGTTCTCCTTTCTCTTAACTTGCTCTAAGTATACCATAGTCATTCTACCTTGTCAACACTTTTTTTACAAACTTGTTTAAAAATTCTTTTTCTGAAATTATCGGGATACCAAGCTGCATAGCTTTCACATTCTTGCTACTCTTTGACAATGTATCATTATTAATAAGGTAGTTAGTTTTTTTAGTTACTGATCCTGTGACTTTACCTCCAAGAGACTCTATTTTCTCTACTAGAGCTGCTCTATTGGCAAACTCGGTGAGTGTCCCAGTAATACAGAATATTGCCCCATTCAAAACATCTTTTACCGTCTCCTGAGAAATTTCTTCAAACTGGAATTCCGCAGCAAGCTCAGTTATGTATCTTTGATTTTCTTCAAAATAATTTTTCAAAGAAGAAGCTTTCGCAAAACCAAAGTCTTCCAAACATGTAAAATCATACTGAGAATCCATATCTTTAATAAAGCTATCAAAAGCTGTTTTTAACCCTTTTTCTCTTGCTCTCTTCTCTTCAACAATGTTTAGCTGCTTACTAACACTTCGACCGATTAAAGGTATGGACAGCCCATAAAGGAATTTAGGCAGAGTTGTCTTGCGGCATTTTTCTATTGATTCCAGGATTTTATCAACCTTTTTTGCTCCTAGCCCTTGTAATGTCACTAACATTCCCCGGCAGTCTTTTAGATAAAATAAGTCTAAAGGCCCTTTAATAAATTCTTTCTCTATTAATAGACTCAGAGTAGATTTAGAAAGCCCTGTAATATCATGTGCTTCTTTGCTTACAAAAGTACATAATTCACCAAGAAGTTTCCCTTTACATTCAAGGTTCATGCACTGAAGCTCTTCTGTCTCATTTTCACCTGTAATTTTTACATGACCACCACAAATAGGGCACTTGTCAGGCACAGTAAACAATTTGTCACCGTTTCTGGTCAAATTCTCTGCGATCTGCGGAATGATCATGTTTGCCTTATATACCGTAATCGTATCTCCTACTGACAGTTCATAACTTTTGAAAATACTCACATTATGTAAGCTAGCTCTTTCAACAATAGTATCATCTATTTCAACCGGATCAAAAACTGCCACAGGTGTCAACTGTCCAGTCTTTCCCATGCTCCATTCCACATCTCTAATTACTGTTTCAAACTTATCATCTGCAAATTTATATGCCAATTGTGATCGAACATGATGTGATGTGTTTCCTAAGCTTTCACTATAATCAATATCATCATATGAAAATACGATTCCATCAATAGGAACATCTTTTTCTCTTGCGGTTTTTCTAAGTTCTTTAATATTCTCTTCAATATTATCAACTTTTACCCAAGGGACCACTTCAAATCCTAACAGATCTAATATCTGTAATCTTTTCATGAAACTATTTCCATCTATTCCACGAACGGCCTTCCAAGCAATGAACTTGATTTTTCTTTCTTTTGTAACGGAGTTATCAAGCTGTCTAACAGAGCCAGCAGTTAAATTTCTGATATTCTTAATACCATTATCTTTAATATATTTTTCTAATTCTTCACCAAAAAGTCCCTTTCTTTCTCCATCTTTTTTCAGATCAATATCTTTTAGCTCTTTAAGATAAGTATAATGATGGATTTCCATGACAGCTTCTCCATCAACTACTACTTCATCTTTATAAGGAATTTCCTTTGGAAGATTTACAAAACTGTTTGCTGTATGTAAAACATTCTCTCCGATGATTCCATTCCCTCTAGTTTCTGCAGCAACCAATTTACCATCTATATATTTTACTGAAATAGTAAGCCCATCCATTTTTAGCATGGCTAATCCTGGCAAACCATTCATAAAACTTTCAACTTCATTTATATCCTTTGTTTTGTCTAAGGACAACATTGGATGATCATGTTCGACTTTTTCTAACTCACTAACTGTTTCTGAGCCAACATTGATAGTGGGACTGTTGGCTAAAATAATACCTGTAACTTTCTCAAGTTCTTTAAGTCGATCATATTTTTTATCATATTCATAATCAGAAATTAGAGAAGTATCTTCCATATAATACGCATGAGCATATATATTTAATTCTTCCACTAATTCACGCATTTCTTTTAAAAGCACTCTTCTTCCTCCATTTTATACAATATAACATAATCTTTACCATGAACAAATTTTTCCCCTTCTCCAACTGGAACTTCTTCATAAAGCTTCGGCTCCAGTCTTATGTAGGAATCTCCGGTTTCTACTCTTACAACATCTCCCTCTTCATATATATTTTCAATTACAAAGTTCATCCACCCCATTTCCATGCCATTTATGTGACAAATTAATCCAATTCTCTCCTCAGTTCCAAAACATTCATAAAGTCTCTCTAACACTGCAATCCCTCCAATGTTCGAACGCTTGTTCGCTTATTATGTTTAAATATTACCACACACAGCAAATTAAGTCAATCTATGTGTGGTATTATCTATTATAAATAACTATAAAATTTATTTTTAAGAGTTCCTTTGCCATAAGAACTTATATTATAATTTGAACTAACCATTTCAACATACTGGCTTTCAAAGATATCTTCCTTAGAAACATTATATTTCTTCATTATTTCTCTAAACTGCTCTACAATTCCGGCTGTATAGAGTCGAGGAATAGTCAGATACGGAATATTAAGCTCTTTTCTAAGCGCAATTAACCTATTTGTCAGTCTTAGATTTAAAGCTTCTAATGAATCACTACGTGTATTATTCCTGGAGTTAACAATATTCCCCTTCATACTTAATAAAGAAGCAGTTCCAGTAAAAGATATATACTCCTCCTCTTGTGAACTAACTTTAGCCAAGTCTACCAGCGTCTCTGACAAAGTTTTTTCCTCTCCGTTTTCGAAAGTAAGGATATTACCATTCAACTTACTTATTTTAGCTCTTAAAAGCTCACCGGGGGCTTCTGTTCTTACTCCTTCAAACAAAGCCAGAATTAAAAATTTATCAGAATAGTTTCTAATTTTAGAAATATCCTTTAAAACCTGTTCTCTGCTGGGACACACCGCTCTTTCCTTATTAAGATATTTCTGTAGACTTTCAATTTCCATATTTATTTCATCATAGTGATTTATGTTGTCTATAGATATGTTGCAGGAACAACACCAGTCAGCATATTTCCGTAAAACACTTATATTTTTCCTTAAGGCATTTATTGATGAGGCTGCAAATGTAGACAACAATTTATCTATTTCAGAAAAAGTAAAATCACATAAGTCCTTGTTAAGTAAGTCCTCATAGTCTTCCGTTTTGTTAAAAAGAGCTTTCGCACTTTGTGGAGTTTGTCCAAGATCTTCTACTACATGTCGCAGATATTCTTTCTTCCGTTCTTCATTATACATAATCACACCTCCTCAAATAAAGCTTTTATTTTATTTACTTTCATGTTTGTAACACTATTAATAATCGGCACATCTTTTCCTAATGCACTTTCTATTTTTTCTGCACATTCATATGCATCCTTTGAGATAGATGAACCATATAACACTACTGGCATAGTGGTGTCATCAAATACAACATCTGGATTATTCTCTTGAACTATCTTCAAAATATTTATAATAAATACCGCAGTTTTGATACACTGACTCCGGTTCATATTTTTAGTTTTAAGAATAAACTCCAATAATGAAAACAAAGTAGCTCTGTCTATTTCTCCTCTATGTGCTCTTTCAATTTTACCTCTTACTGGACTATCCAATGTGTTGTTTAGTTTGTCAATAATTATATTAGTAGGAGACGACTTATCCATAGAAGCTAAGTAACTTTTAGAAATCTTATTTCTCTTATCTTCCTGCTCAATATACTGACATGCTTTGTCTTCTGTAAAATTCATGATATTCAGGATAAAATTAAACTGAAAATCAGGATTCTTAATTTTCGTGTTTATTGCAGCTCTAAACCGGTGAAAACCATCAATGATATCAAATTTACCAGAATTAAGTATCAATTCTGATCCAACAATATCAAAATCTACCTCTGGATCATCAACATTGAGATTAAGAGTTAAAGCATTAGGTACAAATTCTCCCTTGCTCATTAAACCTTCAATAGCGTTTACTGATGAAGAAACTATATCAATTGTATATGATACATCTTGTCCTCTACGTCTCTGTTTAAGTTGACGCTGAGTCCTTGGATTGTATATTATAAGCTGGTTATCATAAAACTCTTTTAGTAAATCAATACTTATTTTTGTCACCCATTGATCTTCAGCTATCTCTATCACTGGACTTATTCTTATTGGATAAATATCTGTTTTTAAATAATCTGCCTTTAGGCTCGAAAATCTTACTATTTCCTTATCAGAAAAATATGTTTTCATTTCCATATTTGTCCTAAAAACATTATTAAACGCATCAATAAGCCAATACATTTCATTGTCTGGAATTTCATCTTTGCTTTTTGCTCCAATGATATACTGCATATATTCAATATCTGAGTATTCATATTTTTTCATAAGAAATTTTTGTACTTCTCTCTTGTAATATGAATTTTTCTGGATTTGAGAAAAATACTTATCCAGTATCTCATACAGGTTTTCACTTCTTAACATTTTGCAACCTCCTTTCTTGTATTATATCATTGTTTAGAACTTATTTCAATAAACTATTTACATATTTAGCAGCTTCAGCATTAATGGGCTTTCGAACGATGTATCTTTGTGTCGTGTCAGGTCGAGAATGATTCATTAATTGCTGTACATATGCAATGTCTCCTGTCTGATCATATAATAATGTAGCAAAAGTACTTCTAAATTTATGAGGAGTAATATGTTTTTCAAAATCTGCGGTATATGCCTTAACTAAATCTCTCACTGATTTGTCAGTGATTCTTGTTCGTCTGTTAGAAATAAAAAGAGCATTACAATCTCTTTTATTCAAAAGTTCTGCACGTTTTATTACCCAATTTCTTAAAATATCCATACTATCATCATCAAGTTCACATTCATAAGTGTTTCTGCGCTTATCAGTAACCCTAATAATCTTCTGATCCCAGAATATATCTTCCATATTAAGTTCTGTAAGCGCAGTAACACGAATACCAGTTACCATAAGAAGAGTAAATATAGCAAGGTTTCTTTCCTTCCATGCTTCTCTTCTTGCGTTGGCCCTTTTTGTACCAATAGAATTATCATTTATTCTTTCAACAACTTTTTTCAACTCTGCGGCTGTCATTGCAACCTGTTTAAGCGGATCTTTTACAGAAACTCTTTTTATGCCACAATCAAAAGGGTTCTCTGAAATCATTTTCCTACTTAACAAATAATCAGCAAATGATTTTAATGCCGTATAAGTAGTTGCTTTAGCACTATCTGAACTGTATCCTCCATCTCTTCCTCTTAAACAAGAGAGATAAGAGTTTACATTGTCAATAGTCATCGCTCCATTACAATCTTCTATTGACTCTATAAACCCGTTTTCTTTCAAATAGTTCATAAACCTAACAGCCGTCATAGTATAATTTTGCGCAGTAAGATATTCGCATGAATTGAATAGACCATTATAATAACCAGTGAAATATTGTGGCTTATCCCTAAGCAATGCTCTCATCTTGCTTTCTGATTTATATTTATGTTCTTCTCTTCCTTTCATGCAATTCACCTCACCATCTAAATTTGTGGTCTAATCCACTTCCACTAATTCCATGTTTATTTCTTTGTTCAAGGATTTCTTTTCTTACTTTTTCATGCTTTGAATGAAAATAAGCTGCTGCTACCGCCCACATTGTTATCAGTAGACTCAAACCAGAAAGTCCAGCCATTAACAGTACAAATGATATTATTCCTAATATAACTATAGTCTTTGCATCAGACTCGTCCCAAACATCTACATGCTTTGCTGCCTTAGAATCAGGATCGCTTGTTTCCCCCCATGTCCATGGATTCGGCAAAGGTATTGGCTCATAGTCATCTCTCACTACAGCAATAGGGAATGGATAAGCTTCTTCCATTTCAAAATCTAATGAGTCTACTTCTACTCGGACAGTACAATTGGGATGATAGTTCCAAACCTTATTCCCGGTTCTTACTACTTGAAAAGTTCCTTGCTGACCGGGCCTCAGTGCTTTTTCTGTCAGCTCAACTTCTTCATGTATAGGATATAGATTGAACCCGTATTTTTCATCCCAATTGTTTTTATTGTCTTCAGTAACTTTGAGCAATAATAAACCTGTATTTTGCTTTGCGTCTGTCATTTGTACCGGAGGCCATTTAGCATATTCATGCGCACTTTCATAAATTTCTTCCAATGTTTTGCCAGGTACTCTATATGTCCAACCTGGCTTCATATCTCTTACTTTAACTTTCTTTCCCAAATTCACCTTACCTTTCCTTGATACAAAAAGATGGCTATTTACAGTTTATAGTATTTATGTAGTTTTTTCAATAGGTCTCCATCCTACAACACACTTATCTGTCCAATTCCTCCATTCATAATTTCCATATTTTCCTTTAACCATTATATCTCTTTTGATGCTGCCATCAGTCATAAGAATTTCTACTTCTTTATATAGTTCTGGAAAATCTCCCCATTTTGTATGCCAACTCATATTTACCTTTCTTTCTTAACCTGAAATTATCCTTTTAAATCAATTCACAAATAATATTGTATATAGAATCAAGTGCTTTTTTATATTCATCTACTGTGTCATGCACCCCACTTGCAATTCGATCGTATAGTTTGCCTTCACTATCATATAATGCAAGATAAATTCCTTTTCTGCCATCATACATCGAATATGTAATTGGCCTTATATTACTGGTACGCTTTTGGCATAGTTCTTTTGCATAGCTTATAATTTCATTCCATTCTGATAGTTTCATAATATTTTCTCTCCGTTCGTCTGTTAAAACACTTGTTTCATCAAAATTCCTTCTATAATTCATCATAATCAATACTTTCCAAATCTTCTTCATCCTCTATCAGTTCAGAATCATATTCAGTATCTACATAATCATCAACATCGCAACCATTTGATTCTGCGTTACAAATACTCTCTGCTTCTCCACTAGAATCTGCTTCAACTAAATAAGTATGTTCGAAGATTTCTCTTACTGTTACTAAGTATTTACCCATAGCGCCCTCCTATGTAACTAACCCAAATTCTTTAATAAGTCTCTGCACAACCATCCGGTTACATTTCTTATAAGCAATTGAAAGTGTTTTACTTACTCCTTCTTTCTTATAAATACTATGACCACCAGTACAATGATCTAACTCCCAACCATTTTTTAGAATGATTCTCTCAACTTCTCTTCTGTTATAAGTTTTCATGTTTCACCTTCTTTCATTTAAATATCCATTCAATAATAACTCTTGCTATAACTCCTATTAAAAAATACTGCAATTTTATCCCCTTATTTTTATTTGTATTATAAGAAATATCCAACTGTTTTATCCTTTGGCTTTCCCCAAATAGATTCGTACAGATACTCTACCGTACTAGGTGCAATTCCATGATAGTTACACAATTCTTTAAATACTTCATATTTTGGTCTGGCATCAATATCTTCAATTATTTCTTCTAACGAAGTTCCAACATAATCAGAAGTAACACCATATCCAGGAATAGGTCCATACATATAATCTTTTAGCTCTTCATAAATTTCATCACTGTATTTATGACCGTTATTATTTGATTCCTTTGATGTTAATATTGTTGCTCCAGTTTCTTCTGGTTCAGTTTCTTTAGACTCTTTTTTTTCGTCTTGAATAATTTCATCTGCCTTGAACAGAATAATATTGTTCATATGCCACTGATAATCATCATCAATACATGAATCAAATGAATTAACTTCGAATATATCATCATTAGTTATATCAATGTCATAATCATTAGCCATTTTAGCTGTAGAATCTAACATATGATTTTTACATTCTTCCAAAGTGCCAATCTTCTCTACATAGAATCCAACACCTTCGTAAGCATGATGATAAATACAAAGATAATCTCCATCTTTTATTTCAATTTCATGAATAGTGTTAACATAGAATTCTCCATCTCCGTATGAATAATCAATTCGCATGATCTGATCATCAGATCCGTCTACGTTTCTATAATCAAGGTTACTTGTTACTTCTTCCATGCTTCCCTCTGTGATACTGACTAAACTATCTATAATCCATTTATGAGCTTCAAATGCAGTTTTGAAGAAGTAAAAATCTGGATCTCTATAATGTTCACTATCCAATGTACATAGTAAATATATCTTCATTTTTCACCTCCACTGTTTCCTTCTTTTACTTTGCATCTTCCAACCAGACACTTTGGATTCTTTCTCATAATCCCATGGATCTATTTTTCTTTTTGGTTTTATAGGCTTGAGAATAATACCATATTCATTTCTTACTTCTACAATCTCTTCTGGTGTAATACTTTTACGCTGATCCGGCACTGTTGAAACCCAATGAATATTCCATCCGTGATGTTTATGATATGTACGATAGTATTTCTTTTTATATTTCTTAGTAAGCTGATGAAAGTCTCGTACATTACCATAATCATCCATGATCAAATATCTGTGATATTCGTGTGGGCAATACATAAAATCCCAATCGTTATCCGTTCTAACATATTCACTATCAAAATAGTTGAATGAATGGTAAAAATTAATACTTCTTGTGCTGTATGGGAACTTCAACTTAAAGCATGTATACAGCTCTTTAGTTCCTTTTACATGCCCTACATACTCCCATGGAAGCCATTTATATATGCTATAGTCGCAGTGCCATTCTGTACGCTTTGTATGCTGCATATAAATATGGTATTCTCTCATAACTACCCTCCTATCAGCCCCTCTCAAGAAGAGAGAGGCTATTTTTTATATAGCACAAAGAAATCTATGAGTATCTTTTTCATACTTATATATTTTCCTTGTGAGAAAATCTTCTTTAGGTGTCGCTTCTTCCAATGTATCCTGTAAGATTATTGATAAGTCTACCGCATCAACACCATCTGCTTTATGTACCATTACCTCATGTACACTGGTAAACACTAAATACAAATCTGAATCCAGTACACCAGCAAAGCGTTCAGCCACACCGGGATAAAATATAGCTACCGCACCGTTTGTTTTCTTTGCTGTAGTTAGACAATTTCCAATAAGATCTTGGTTAATTGCTTCTTCTGTACCAGGACTCATAAACTCTTCTCCTTCATATTCCGGATTAAAGAGCATCTGATCCCATCTGTAAATTCTCGGTGGATACATACGTTCTGTGTTTCTTAATGCTTCTTCCAGAATATTGTCTTCACTTAAGGTCAAACCATCTTCCTTCCATTTCTCTACTACAGATTTAAAAATCTTAGTGCTCATAATGTTTCCATCACATTCAGACACCTTCATATATAATACCTGAGCAATATCACCTATTCTTTTATAAACAGCATTACTCAATTCTTTAGAATTATCATCATAATTAAGCAGCTTTATAAAAAGAGAATCTTTAACAGTTTCATAGTTCCAAATTTTCTTTGTTTTTTCATAAGAATTTTGTCCTTGTAACTGTCTAATGTCTCTTACAGTACTATCAAGAATGGTGTCAAATGATGTTCCATTTAAGAATTCTCTAAAGAGTTCTTTTGTATGTAATCCGCACACTTCGTAGGCATCATCATGCTCTGCAAACTTCACCAGCAGTCTGTCTCCTGTCGGAGAAAATCTATCTCCATCTTTTGAAAATTCTATATTCTCAATAGGAATGTTAATAGCTACACTTATTTTATTTTTAAGTTCTTCCACAAACATTTCATAGTTCATCATAACTAATCCCTCTCTTTCTTAACCCATATGGTTACATGAATACTCTGATATTTCTTCTAATCTTTCAACTACATAGTCAGGCAAATATCCACATTCTGAACATACACAAATTTTACCAAGAACATATAGGCATACCTTATCTTCTGGGATGCCCTTTCTTTTGAATGATTCAGCCATAGGTTCGCACTCCTTGCTTCTATCTTTTTTACAATAGTATTGCGCAGAACATCTGTCACATCCATAAACAGCACCTTCAAAATTAGGAAAATACCAATCTAATATATCTGACTCAATTCCGTTGCCATTGTCTCCTGAGCACTCTATCATTTGTGTACTGAAATCAAGAGGGACATACGGATCATTGCAGGAAAAGTCTCTTATATAAAAAGGCGCATGAACTCCGATTTCCATTTTAGAAATCCAAAAATTGACATAGTCTTTGTATGTCTCACAGTTGATCCAATCAATTACTCCCGGTAATTCTTCATAATGGTCAAGGCCAAACATCAATCTCAACTGAGTGTCAGCAATTTTTGTACAGTCCCACGATTTCTTTGAGTGTAAATATTTACCTCTTTTTTCAGTAACAACTTCAAACACATCAGGATAATATTCTTCTACATAGCTATACATTTCAGAGCAAGATTTATAATATTGTTTATAAAATTCTTTTATTTCTTGATATGCCGAATCAATAGTTACTGTGTTGTCATTTGCTTTACCAATAATAAAACTTGAAGAACTACTATTGGTCACAAACCCGTTACGAATCTTCAATGGTATCACCTCTTCCTATATCATATGCTCTTTTACAGTACTTCCAGTCATTGCACAATGATCCATCCATTTTCTTATAGCAACCTTTACACAAGTATTCTCTACTTTCTACGATTTTATTGAACTGTTCATAGTTTGCGTAGAATTCTTTCCGATAGGTTCCATCTTCATCTTCAATAGTGCCCATATAACCACCATCTGCTTCATCAAGAATGTCCGAATTAAAATATGGATACAGAAAGTCATAAATATCTTGCCCTAAGTCATCACCTAGGTACATGTATCCTTTCATACAGAAGCTGGCAGTCAGAAACCACATTCCTTCGAAAAATTCTAATGTGTAAGTCGGATATAAAGCTCTATAATGATTCATCCATTTAGACTCTTTTAATTCTCTATGCTGTAACAGTGGTTTTATATCTCTATCGCAGCTCCGCTCGCTTGCAAGCACTGATAAATCATGTAACAGTTCATCTGGAAGATTTCTTTTCAATCCGAAAATTAATTTTCCTTCATAGTAATTTCCCATTTTCTCCACACCCTTTCTAATACCTACATTTTTAATGATGACTAATAACAGCAAGACAACAATTCATATTCGGTGCAATGTAATGTTCTAAGTTTGAGTATCTAAAACCATCATTATCCGAATAGTCAATTTCTACAAATACAGAGTAACCTTTCATATCTTCCTCTAGCTCAGACACCCTATCTGTTATTGCTCTATTGAGCTCATCCTGAAACTCTTTTGTTTTTCGAATTTCAAACCTCTTACCATAAGGTACATCAAGCCTATTTTCTAGTTTCCAAAGAGTATCATAATAAATTTCTTCTGAGTATTCCTCCAGAATTTCATTTTTAGTCAGTCTTATACCTCTTGTTACATCTCTCAGAACCTCATCAAAATATTCTTTGAGATTCTCTGCTTCCAGTTCTTTTTTGATATTCTCTTCGCTTGTGAAACCAAGAATGAAACTACTACTGCTACTATTAGTTACAAATCCTTTTCTAATCTTCATGACCAATCCTCCCATTCAACATCTTCTCCATCTACACCAATTAATCGTAAGAACTTGCTCATGTTAAAATTGTCCATAATAGTAAAGCCACGAATTGAGCAATCCGTCTCTGTAATGCTCCATTTGTCCCACTTATCATAATAAGAATCATCCATTTCTAATTCTTTTGCAGCTTCAATATGGTTTTTAATCTTATCAATCTGGTCAGCTGTTAAATTACTTTTTGCAATAGTAAAACTGGATGAAGAACTATTAGTTACAAAACCGGTTCTTAATTTCATATGTCCTCCTCTATAATTTCATAATTTTTCTCTTGAGCATAACTTTTTGTGTAGGTATTACAAGTAGCATAAACATACACATTTTTATTTCCTTTATCAATTAAATTTCTTTGGCTTAAATCTCTCACTTTTGCCTCAGCAGCAAAATTATTTTGAGCCTTTATAGCTACACAATTCTTAAAACGAGTTTCTATGGACACCAAATAATATTCTTTAGGTTCTCCAGAAACTTCATCATACATATCGCTCAAATCATCAGTATCAAAATCAATAGTCTTACTGTCCAGATCACAATGAATATATCCATTCTTTTTCCCTTTAAAGTGGACAACTCCATCCTGAGGCAACCGCTGCAGAGCTTCAATCATCTCTGCAACAGTTGTTCCTTCACACCTCACTCTCTTGTTAATGTCTAACATAAGACTCCTCCTTACTCTGTTACTTTAATGACGTAGATTTTATTTCCACGTTTAGCGTATTTAATAACTTCTTTTTCGCCTTCTTCATTGAGTCTCTTGCAACAATTCATTACTGCAGAAGCTCTTCTTTTAGCTTCAGCCTCATCATCGTACTCAAAGCACATGTTAGCTCTGCTTGTTTTCATAAACTCAACAATAGCTCTTCCCTCTTCTGAAGTAACAAGACCTCTTCTGTTTGCTCCTAACTCCTCAACCTGCACATCATAGCTCATTTTCATAATTTTAGTTCTCCTTTTCTTGTTTATTTAAAATTAATAATTTTAACGAATTTAGCGGCACCATAAAACATCTATTGACAGGATCAACATTCTCCATTACTGGATAGTAGACATGCACCCAATCATTTATTTGTTTTTCTCCAGTTAATGTAAAAATTCTATTTTCCCATCCTGGAGTAAAAGTGTTTTTCATAATAACTTGCAAACCTTTTTTATTCGGAATCATATTATAAACCCGTTTGCTTTCCAACAAAGTTAATTGGTTTACCAGTAACCTTGTTAATGCCATGTCCTACTACTTCTAAAACGTAATCTTCCCAGTAGTCACCTTTCTTCCAGTAGTCGGTATCTTCTTCATAATAGCCCTCAATATGCTTAACGACAAATTTTACAGTCCCCTTGAAGTCTTTGATCCAGGTAACCATCCATTTATTTTTTAAATGATAGTCAAATTCTGGATTATATTTCAAAACTTCATCTAATAAAAACACTGATACTAAACCAGCATCTGCGCAAAACTCACCAATAGCTTCTTTTGTATCACTGTCAAAAGTAGTACAACTCCAATCTCCATAGAGAGTATCTCTTGTCATATAGTGAGTTATTCCAAGTGCTTCCATATTCTCTCCGTAGGCACATGTTGCCCAATCATCATCTTCTTTCATGATATAACAAGGATCTGTGATAATAATATCTCCATCAAATTCCATTGGCCCTCCATCTAAATATACAGCAATCCAATTTTTCTTGGTGTATTTATAAAACAACTCTTCAATTCCTGTAAGTTCTGATAATTCTTTATATTCTTCATAAGTTTTTGTAGAATCATCCACATATTTCATAATAAGTACCATGTTTAATTCTTGTATTGCAGTAGTATAACAAGGAGATTCGAGACAATCCATGATTTTCTCAAATTCCTTATCATCTAAATGCAGCTTGTTCCTAAGTATTTTTTCAATCTCAGGCCGGACACTTTCACATTCTTTTGTTTTCTGTTCTAACCAAGCTTTATCCATTCTTCTTTCCTCCTTCAATTTGGTTCATCATAGCTGAGTCCTGCACTTTCCACATATTCATTTAATGCTAAAAACATATCTTCTTCCAACTCTTCTTTCCATCTGTTACTCCACCAATCCACATCTGCTCCAGTCCCAATATATTCAATAGGCTCCCAATCATTCTCCGTTTTTAAACAAGTAAAATATTCAATAGTCGGTTTATATGTTGGTATTTCGTTAAACATTCCGAGAACAGAAATGTTTACTTCAATATCAACATACCCTATCTCTAACACAGCTTCACCTATGAGAGGACCATTATCGAGATCAATTTCTAAATGCTCTTCTCTTATATTCCTTATTAGAAATTGGATTCCGTTGAGTCTAAAACAGTAATCTGAACGCTGTTTAGCTTCTTCAAATGTCATATCAACACCTCGAATATAGTTCAATTTCTATATGAATATACTTACCCATGTTTCCTTCTAAGATTTTTAACAGATCATGACCACCACATTTGAATTCTTCTTCAGTCCAAAGATATCCAGTATAATCACTATACCTATGATAATATTCAGACTCAGTGATTCCTTCCATTGATACAATCTTTGTCTCATCAATGTGATCCATATCAATAGGTGTATCTCCTGTAAGCATTTGAATACTTGCATATCTGTCATGCCACCCGCATCGACTTTCCATTTCTTTCGAAAAGGCAAATCCATCATTAGATACAACAATTTCTTCACCAGAAAATCTTTTCACTTTTTGAATATTTTGTATTCCAATAATGCTATCAGCATCATCTCCTGTGTTTACCCACCCTACTTTTCCATTGAGAATAATAGTGTCCTCTAATTTATACCCTTCTTTCATGTCTATAATTCTCCTTTCTTTTCTCTATAGTATTCCTCAAATTGTGTTCTCCATATATAATAGAGTAATACTTCAAAGCTTCTGATAATGGTATCGGATTCCCATCTAAAGAATACCCATAACTATGGCCACATTTATGCTTGGAATTTATGAAACTTATTGGACAATTAGTGCATAAATGTCCAGAACAGATTTCCCTTAACTTGAAATATATTTCATATCTATCCATGTTTTCTCCTATAAATCAATGTACTTAAAGGAAGTTCTAACATCTGACTATTCCAACAATATCTTGCTTCTTTTATATGATAAAGCTTATTTTCATGTCCTTCAAATGCGCTATGTATCGTAACTTTTTGACCACATAGTTTTTTCATTTGTTCATTGAAGCCACAGATGACAATTGGCATTCCATCCTCTTCCTGCGGCCGATATTCTTCTATTAAACGATCAAACGGTTTTACTTTATAGTGACCACCAATTTTAAGAACTTTAAGTTTACTTAGATTCATTGTTTATCCTTTCATATAGTTTTCTAAACTTTACAAAATCTTCTTGTTTACCTCCATTGTCAGGATGAGCTTTAACCATTGCGTAATGAACAGCTTCTTCTATTTCTAAAGATGGTGTAATAATTTGGGGATTTTTAAGTTTTATTGCAAGCCTTTTATTTTCTTCACATACACATATGATATTGAAGCGTAAAGAGTCATTCTGTCTTTTTAATTTATCTACTTCCATTTTCAAATTTATGTTTCCACTTATACAAACAAACAAAATTATTAATGTTGCTACCAATACAACACTCAACCCTACTATTTGTACTAACATAAATCTTTCTCCTCTTTTGTACATAAGACGATTTCTCTTCTGATCGGACAACCTCCTAGACAATCGCACTGACGGCTACAACCTTTACAAGAATTCCTGAAATGGCTTCTGAAATCATCGAACACATCTGAATCCCATGCTTCTTGAATAGAATGCTTATTAAGATCAACTGCCCACTTAAGTTCCTGATTGTCAAAGCTACACGGCAGCATTTTCATATCTGACGTAATGTAACCAGAAAATCTTGCTCCTTCACATGGTTCCAGAGTAGAGTTTAAAATCTCTTCTGTAAAATTCAACAGTCCAGGCACAGAACATGAATCAAATCCAATCTGAAATTTATAATCATGTTTATCAATCAAAGAGAAAAATTCTTTGACTCTTTCATCATCAGGAGACAATACATTTGCCTGAGTTCCTAAGCCTACTGGCTTATGCAACAAGAAAATTACTGCATTGATACCATCAGGAAAATCTTCCTGCTGCAAATGTTCAATAGCTTCATCAATAGAATTCCGTCCAAGGACATAATGAATATTGGTAGTAACTCCTGCAGATACTAACATATCAATCGCTTTCTGTGTATATTCACTTCTGTACCAAGATATAGCTACGGCTCCGCAATATTCTTTACATAAGGAAACAATTTTTTCATTGAATCCTAAACCAGAACTTGTAAAGTTTGGCACAATCCCTTGTGAACAACAATACTTAAGGATTTCTTCAAAATTTTCATGCTGGTCTACATCTCCTCTGCCACCAAGAGCAAACTGAAATGTTTTTCCTTTACATTCATCTACTATTCTCTTGAAATTCTCAAGGGACATATTAGGCTCCTGTGTGTGTAATCCATTCTGATAACACTGAACCCCTGACTGAATACACAAGCCAGATGCCCCATGGACGCAATGTCCCATAACACCAATATCTAACAAAGCAGGAAAATTTCTCATAAATGGTTCCTTTCCTGTTGTCAAATCATCAGACCGGATATAGAATCCTGTCTCCGGATTAAATGTTTCTACAAAGTTGTTTTTCTTATCATAGTATTTATACATTTTTTCTTCTCTCCTTAATCATAGTTTCTAGTTTCCCAGCGATTGGAATAAGCATTACTTCATCCCAACAGAAATAAAGCAGTTCTCTATTTTCATCTTCGTCTCCCGTAATAGTTTCTAAATCATATATGTTATTAACGGGATCATATATTGCTTTAATTCTGTACTCTTTCCCACAAAAATATCGCATATCTGGAATAAAACTTGATGGCGTGTCTATAGTTCCATCTGTAACTCCGTACTCCTGTGCCATCTGCCCCCAAGATTTAACTCTTACTTTCTGTCCTACTTTATACATTCCTGTCTCCTTGTGATTAACATTGATAAGTCTCCTTTTTCAAACATCTCACTTGTAAAAGTCCATGTATCTGCAGTATTCAAATAATAATGGATGTCATCAAATTTCTGTATAGCACGTATCCGCAACTTTTGGCCACAATATTTTTTCATTTCTCTTACAAAACCGCAATTGTTACATCGAATAACACCATAATAATTAACACCAAATTCTTTAACCATATCATTCCATTGACGAATCTGAACTATGTCTCCTACTTTGTATCGCTTCATATAAATCTCCTAATGGTGTGATCATGTCTGTAGACCACATATATCTACCGTTATCTTCTTCGATTCTAAAAACATTGTTGTATATAAAATATGAAACAGTTATAGTAGTTCCACAAAATCTACACATATCTTTAACAAAAAATGCCAAACATGGTATATATATTTCATCCCCAGTTTGAGCGGTTCCGAACTCTCTTTCCATATCATCCCAAGAACGAACTTTATATTTCTTTCCTATCTTTACCATAATCTACCCAACCATCATGACATCAACTGCATTCTTAAATTTTCTCAGCATTTCCGGATTAGAAGAAATGATTTTCTTTCTTCTTGCTCCTACTTTGCCATGTTTGTTAATATAACGAACTTCTAAATTATGCCAATTGATCTGACTCATTTCTCCCATCTTTTTATATACTTTTCTGTATGTAACCATTCCTCCGTTGCTCTTGTCTCCATATTTTTCTACGAGAGGAGCAATAATAGAATCTGTTGCATCCTGATTACAGATTGATTTATATTTTTCATAGAGATCTCCTAACGCAGCACTGAAGATAGATCTCAAAGTATCATTGGCATAGACAACATCATAAGTACTAAATTTACTTACTGGATTACACTTTTCTTTGTAATCCTTCACTTCCTGATCCCAACAGATACCATAGTTTTTATTCATATACTTATATACAGTTTTCATTACAGAGCCACGATCAGAGAACTTGTCACAAGTGGTAAGAGCATCAATCATCTGGTACATATCATTTTTCCATTTTTTACCTGGATCCTCTACTTTCTTTACTGGAAGAGGTGTCGTAACAGCTTTCTCTTGAACCATCATAGAAGCTAAACGCCCCATATCTTCAAAGATTTTATCTACTTTTCTTTCTAGTACTTCAATTTTGTCATTAAAATCCGGAAGCTGTAACTGAATAACATTTGGATTATTAACTTTTTTCTCAAGGAAAGCTGCTGCCAATACATCTTTTGCCTTGAGCTGATATGCTACAAGTTTTTCTGCTATTCCCGGCATTTCCTTTCTCATAGTTGGAGTAATTGAGATTTTAGCCAACCATAATGGCAGATAGTCTAACTGTAAGCACATAACATTCTGATTCCCGCCATTGGTAAGGAGGGTAAAATTTTGTACCCCCTTTGAAATTACTGAATCCGTCTGCATTTTCTTCTTTCATATTTAATCCGGTTATCATCTAAACCGATAGCTTCACATACCCAGCGAGCACCAACCCAAATATTTCCATCAGGATCCTGTGCTGCTTTAAGAATATCTCCGTTAAATTCTACTTCTTTTGCTATTAATTTATCCATATTGATTTTCCCCCATTGATATAAATTTTCTTGTATTAGCATCCAATTTAAAATTCTTCCAGCTTCTTTTCTGCTGCTTCACGGGTGAGGAATACCAAATCATTTAATTCCCCGAGCCACTCATCATGATTTGCCCACAAAAACTGTTTACCATTTTTGCCGCATTCAATTCCACATACCACGTTTTCCCGAATATCCATGCCGCATATGTCCCATACAGTTGTACCAACAGGACAAGGCAGCCTCACAAGCAAGCCCTGTTCTTCTGCTTCTTTGTAAGATTTTAATTCTTCAAGCCACTCCGCAAGCTGCATATGTTCTTCCGCACATTTTATACAATTAGTCTTTATATCATCATCTATATAATCAATTGACTCAAAATCTGCACCTCTATAATTCTTTTCCGCTACTTCTTTTGCATGGACAATAGCTTCTTCAAGTGTTAATCTCTCCATCTATTTTTACCTCTTTCAATTTCTCCACCACCAACTTCAAAGATTCAACAAATTCATCATTTAACGCTGCACGATCTGGATTCTCGATAAATTTTTCAATCGTGCTAATTGCTTTCTCTTCGGGTGAAGGGACTGTAAGTCTTATTGATTTTGCAATTTCAAGAACTTCATCTATATTATCTTCCCAATTATATATATCACACAAATGCTTCTTGCACCTAGTATTGCTTTCACTCAATACGCATTCTGAACAGTTACATCCTCTACAATTGCGTATATCTGCAATACGATTAGCAAACTCTCTTGCCGTCATTTCTTTTGTCCCGAGGAGTTCTGAAGCTTCGTAGAAAGCATCACACTCTACTCCGATACGTACGCTGTGCACCACATCTTTGTTATTACAAAATTTTAAAATATCTGGAAAATGTTGTCCTGGCAATGGTTTACAATTGCCTTTCGAATACCAATGAAATCCCTGTTTCTCAGCTTCTTTGAGAAGCATTTCATTTTCTTCTTCTGTCTTAACCAAGATACATGTATTTCTTAAATCAACCATCTGCGTTTCCTCCTTTAATTTTGCTAATACAAGTGTTCCAACCTCGAATCCATGCAAGACTAAGTTTACTTCTCCAATATTCCTCTTTTTTTCTCCTCCGGCAACGGGTTCAATGGGCACCCTTTTATTAATTTATCCCATGAATCACCGGCGTTTAAATTTGCATCTTTATCTTGTACCATACATTCATCTGCCTCATTTAATAATGGACAATCGCTACAATGCTCTGGTGTATCAATCACTAATATTGATTTGCTCATTCAGTTTCCACCACCTTTCACGATTTGCATAACCGTCTGATATAGCGCAGCATTTCTTCCAACCAGTTTTGTTATGTATGTATCCAACTGCTCCACAACTGCTTCCACATCATAGGCGGTCGGCTGCGCATCAATCATTTTAAACGCACTTTCTGCCGTAATTAAACTGTCTTTTCCTCCAACTTGCTTGTAAAATAACTCTTCATTCATTGCATCCGCATCAATCAGTCTCATATTCCTCACACTCCAGTTTTTTCAAATCCTCAATGCGCCAAGGTTCTTCATCTTCCCATTTAATAAAATCAAACATATTACCAAAAATATCTGCTGATATCTGATAACTACCGTCTGGACAGCCCCAATAACCTATCACTCGTTTTGGCTTTTCAGTATACACATAAAGTTTATCATTTTCATCTCTTGCAATATATTTGCTCTTTGGTAAAAGCATATTAAGAAATTTCTTCTCTCTTGATGTAATTGTAGGCTTCTCTACATATTCTGATTCGCACCATTTAGGGATAAGCTCGTCTTTTTTACAAGTCAGAGCTTTCCCAAATGTACATCCGGTACATATAAGATCTCTACAATCAACTAAGTTTCCGCTCTTATCAATTGCAATAGTTCCGCCGCTACACGCAATATCTAAAATTTCTTTTGCGAACTTTTCTCTATTCTTCATAAAAAATCACCTCATTTAATACTTCCAGAAGTAAGAATCGTTGTAAGTCGTTCTTCCAGCTTCTTCATCAGTTCCTCTCATAATTCCTAGTACCATATAACGATCCTTATCCTAATTCAGATCATCTACATCGTCGTCAACAACTTGAGCGTCATCGAAATCAGACCAGTCAAACTCGCTATCCGACATGTTTTCTGCTTTCTCAACAGCTTCTGCATCTGTTTCAGCTTCTACTACTACATAACCATATTTGACAACCATAACTCTTTTTTTCACTTGCATTTCCTCCTTAGATTAATCCATGTTTTTCACAGAAATTCTGCATAGTATCAGCAACACTGTTACCCATATATTTCCGTACCATAGATACGTTGATACTTGCTTCCAGCATTTCCATGTATACGTCCAGCTCATCGGTACCATTTTCGATGGCATCGCCAAAACGGGACTGAATCTCATCTGACATGTCCGTGTCGGATTCGCATTCAAGCCATACAGGATCAATTCCTTTGGCTGCTATAACGAACAAGACAGGGAAGCCGCCTTTTCCGCTCAATAGATAATTTCTCTTTTAACATAATTGTTCCTCTTTTCTTTTCAGTATTAAATTTCCTGGCGCGCTCACTATATCCTTGCATTGATAATCACGATTATAGAAATCAGCGGAAGAATTATAACGTACTCCATAGTGTTCATCAAAACGTAATCTTGTTGGAAAGTCACAAAGTATATTGGTTAATTTAATTCCGGTTGCCCATGTGAAACCTTGATTTTGAGCTTCCTTAGTCAATGCAATATATTCTGCTTTATTATTTACTAAAACAGTACATTTTCTCAAATCTATCATTTACTCCCCCCTCTGATCTCTATGAGTCTTCGCACTCCTTTGAATAAAGCCATGCAATTAGGATAATCTCGTGCACATCTGCCACGCCTAGAATTCCAATATGTTTCATATCTCCTATTAAATTCTAATCTCGTTGGAAAATGGCAGCAGATTCTATTTAAAGAATCTCCACTCGCCCATCTAAAGCCTTGTTTCTTAGCAATTTTAGTTATAACCCTATATTCCTTCACATTGTTAACCAATACTGTACTATCTCTCAGATCAATCATAACTTTCCCTTCTGTCTTATAATTATCAATTCTTGTAATTTACTCATCAAATCTTTACAATGATAATCACAATATTTTTCATAGTATGGCCCAGATGTGACCTTACCTTTTTTATCAAAAAACAATGTTCCAGGAAATGGACAGTAGATATAATCTAAAGAGTCTCCAGAATTCCACTCACATCCTTGTTCTTTCGCAATCTGAATTACTTTTTCATATTCTTTTTCATCTTTAACTCCCACAATACAGTCTCTAAGTTCAATCATTTCCACCCCCAACCTTTCCAGATAAGCATTTTCTTCAAATTTTTACATTTGATGAAGCTTGGTGTATACTCTTTTGTCTCTTCACAATAGCCGAACCATCTGCCTGATACGTCTTGATGAAGTTCATATATTTTCATGAGGTCGCCTCCCTTGTCATTACTAAATATCTCAAACTATTTGCCGGAAGTAACATTGCATTGTTAAAATACCATGATACTTCTTCATCATCTATTGATAAGAAATATTCATCTAATACAAGATCTGTAATTCTAGTTACTACACAAATTTTTCCACAAAGTTTATACATGTGGCTGTTAAAAAATAATCTTCCCATTGAATTTTCATAATGGTAATACCACCCGCTAACTAAATTTTTTCTAATCACTACTCTGTCTCCGACTTTATATCTCATGATTTTCCTTTCTAATTTCTACAAGTCTACTTAAATTTCCTACTGGAATAAGTGATGATCTGTACCAGTATCCTTCTGGAGTACCAGATAGATAGTAACCTGTATAACTTATTCTATTGATTCTATAAACTTTTCCGAGATACTTCACCCCTATCTCATGAACTGCTAGGTTACGTTTTATACGGACCCAATCTCCAACTTTTAATTCTTTTTTCTCTTGCATATAAGTCCCCCTAGACACTGAACAGGTTCTAACATTTTGTCACTAAAAACCCAATCTTCTTCTTCATTTCCTAATGCTAGCCTATAGTTAACATAGCCATAATATAATGATGGAATCTTATCAGTGATTTTATACAAATTACCACAGAACTTTTGCATACGACCATTAAAAAACAAACATGCATCATCGCTTCCAGCATAGAAGTAGTATGTATCCGCTTTTAAATCACTTCTAACTTTTACTATGTCTCCTATTTTATATTTCTCTTGCATATCAAGCTCCTTAACCCATCAACAGGTATCAACATTGCATCATTAAATGCCCATACGGATGCCTCTTCTCCCAGAGATAATTTATAAACTTCACAACCATAATCATAGTCACCTGAAGCTGTTATTATTTCATACACTTTCCCACGAAATTTTTCCATTGCTGAAGCAAAATATAACTTTCCACATAACGGATTCGAATAAGGATATTCCAATCCGCCAACTAAATCTTTCCGAACTATGACTCTATCTCCAACTTTATATTTCATGTTTCCTCCTCTTATCAATTAGTGCAGTTAGTCCTTTGTAAGGAATGAATTCCTCTGCTGGAAACCAATAATTACTAGCTTCTTCTAATTCATAAGCTTTTCTTTCAGAAGTATCAGAAGTTAATTTTATAATTGATTTTATGGTACATATATTTCCTAATAAATAATTTATATCTACGCCCCATAGAATACGAGGAGTATTAAATCTAAAAATTACTTTATCTCCTCTCTTCATGTTGCCTTCTTTCATAGATAGCTAAAAATAAAGTACCTTCTGCAGGAATAAACATATCCAACTTAAAAATATATCCTGATTCTTTAACACAACAATAAGCCTCAAAACCTCTAGGGCTATTTATGGATCTTATAGTCATAATTTTTCCTTTAACTTCTTCTATAGGAATACACCATATGCATTCATGCAATCTAGGATTAACTATTACTTTATCTCCAACTTTCATCTTATTCCTCCAATATAAAATCAAGTACTTCTACAATGCTCATACCTGATATGTCTAATAATTTCATTTCCTTTGAAGCATACTGTACAATACAAATCCCGTCCTTGATTGTGCAGCTTATTATACTTCTCTTTTTTAATAACTTATCCAATTCCATAATAGCTCCTTGATATTTCTCTTGGGGAGTCGAACCCCAAGAGAACTGTTTTATTTTATTGTTTACTCAGCATCTGGAAGATAGAACTTTTTGATTCTATCCTCTCCTACAGCTTCGACAGCAGCCATTGCTACCTCATGAGAGCTGAAGTAAATACCATCTGTAATTTTTCTTCTGCTCCATGTGGAATCAACTTTCTCTGTCTCTCTGTTCCAGCAGAGTTTGTATTTTCTCTGAGAGTGATCGTCCCAGTCAATCTCATCGTTGTGATCAATGGCGAAGCGTTTCAGCTCTGCTACAATCATCAGATACTCAGCGGCTGCATCTCTCTCTTCCTCAGTCTTGAAGCAGTTGCCTACTGCTAAACGCATCACATCTTTCTGGTTCTCTGCTGTGAATACTCCGCCATCTTTCTTGCCTGTACCCCACAGATAGAAGTACTGCTCACCTTCTGTTGGCTCCCAATGTTTCTGTACTGTCTCTGGTGCAGAGAGCATTCCCTGAAGTGCTCCGATGAGTTCTTTAAGCTCGTCCTGTCCAAGTGCTGCCATAATGTTTGTAATAATAGTTGTGTTGTTCATCATAATCTTAATCTCCTATTCTTGTTTAAAATTTGTTTTTTTGTTGTTTGTTTCAATCTTTACCCATAATCCATATTCAGTTGTAATTTTTCTATATTCAGTTGTAATTTATATGAAAACCTCTTAGTGGGCTAGAGGTCAATCATATACTTTGGCATAAACATTCCTCCTTTACTGTGATTTTATATCAATAATGTCACAAGCAGAATAATACTGATAATGACTTAAAGCCATACCAATTGCTTCCATTTCATTTATTGCGAGGATTTCACAACAGATTTCATTTCCGCTGTAAGTCTGAAGATAAATATGGAAGAATTTCTTTGCCTTCTCCTCTTTCGAGAATATATAAGTACAATCATCTGTATAAGCTGTTGTGTAATCAGTGCTAATAGGTGATGCTTCTTCATCATAATCTCTCCACCAGTTTCCATAACCACCATAGGCAGCTTCAATGTACTCAAATGGTTCCTCGCATGGTAAAGCAAGAATCTTTTTCGCTTCTTCGATTGTAGAAAGCAATGCTTCTACATTGATTGTTTCCTTTGTAGTATGTTCATCAAAATATCCAGAAGATAGATTAACTGCTGCTACACCGAGTGCCGGAGCAATTGTTGATATATCACTCACAGAACCCCATGCTGTTTTGAAATATCCAGTAGACTCTATGAACTCTTCAAAATCTGGATTATCACAAGAGTAGAATACACAGTCATTAGTTCCTCTTCTATCAATTTCTATGATATAATTTATATCATTGTTTACTATATAGTTACTTACAGCAAACTTCTCAGCACCGATACATCCTTTCTCTTCATCCTCTGTAAATAATACAGAACACTTAAAATCTTTAATAATCTGTAAGATAGCGTAGATGCCACACCGGTCGTCTCCCCCAATCCCTTGAGGAGAAGACATGATTGCTCCAGTGTATTTGATTTTCTGGACACATTCTTCATGTACTGTATCCATATGGGCAACTAAGAGCACTGGATAAGTACCTTCTGCATAGAGGAATCCATCTTCTGATTTAGGCTCATAACCTGCTGCTTCTAATTTTGCTTCCAAGTGACTCTTTAAAGTCATCTGTTTCATTCTCAAAATCTCTTCTAATTCTGTAATTCTATATTTATTTTTACTCATCTCCGGTCTCCTCTTCTACACAGTCTGGACAAAGCCCTTTGTCACCATCTTCAATTACATAGAGACTTCCACACTCTTTACATTCTTTAACTTCTTCGTTAAGGAAATAGTCATCCTCGCTTTCAACATATGTATAATTTGTTCTTAAGCAGTGATCACATACATACTCATCGGTTGATTCCACCCATGTGACATCATCGTTTCTACATAAATCATCACAACAATCACATGTTGTGAAATTTTCATCCCTGCAGTCATTACAGATATGCATATTTAATTCATCATAATAGTTGATATAACTATTGGGCACTCTTTCATCACAGCAATCGCAATAAGTAGAGCAATTACAGCAATACCAACTTCCGTCGATAAGGTACATCTCATCTTCGTCATAGCGATCACCGCAATCACAACATCTATGAGATCCACTGTCACCATAGTTATCATAACAATCCTCACAAAGAAGAGTGCTATCCATATCATGCCAATCCCCACATCTTACACAGTAGATATCATGTCCAACTGTCATATGCCTATTATCTACTCTTCCCTTGGGAATCATTTTGACAATCTTACTTACTGAGCACTCGCTCTGGCACTCATAATCTCTGTAGTGGGTACCTTCAGAATTAATAACTGAGCAACAAGCAGAGGTGCCACCTTTCTTTCTCCAAAGGTTAGGAGCCACCAAACAATCAGCGATGATTTTCTGAAGCTGTGCTCTAATTGGAGTGTACAGTGAGTTTTTACCATCATTGCACTGAGGGTAGAGTCTTCCCTGTACAAGGATTCCATCTTTATAATGGAATAACTGACGGATGATCTTAGGTTCAAACTCTAAATCATTTCCGTCATACTCTTTATCAACCTGATAATAAACCATTGTAGTTCCATCAAGAAGATAGCTCATAGTTCCAGAACAATGGCATCCTGAGTAACCATTAGGATTGTTTTTATCAAGTGTATGACAGGATGACCAGCTGTTTCCATTGGAGGACAACAGATAATCAACTGGATTAACTGACAGGATAGTGTGCCGGACAACATCCAGTGGATTGATTGCATCTGAATATTTGGCATACCTCTTTTCAAAATCTGAATAGGTATTAGAAGTAATACCTATAAGTGTACAGATTTTCTTCACTGCTCTTGAGGTTTTCTGACCTGCTGAAATACCTTTAATATCAGGATAGCATTCTTTAATTAAAGAAGCTATTTGTTCATCCAAAAGCTGTTCTCTGTAATATCTCAATGCATCCAAAGCATCTGTGTATCTTCTCTTATTAATCATCCAATCAATGAACCTGTAAATTTTCCCCTCGTCTGGCTGTCCCTTGATATTCTGATCAAATGCTACATAGCATTTTTCATCATTCCAGTTAGGATGATGTTTTAATAACTCAATCAAAGGGGTTTTGTTGTCTGCCCATGTGTTGATAATTTTGTCAATGGCTGAATTACCCCAAGGGATATCATACATATTAAGAACCTTAATCATACCCTGTTTCATTGTTTCTTTATTCATGCTACAAATCCTCCTAAAATTGTTTCATATAATTCCTGTGGAATCTGTTCTTTTCCTAAGTACTGTTCAGAAATTTCTCTTGCTCTCTGTACAGCTAAAGTTCCCTTGTCTTTGATTTTTTCGTAGAATGCTTCAACAGTATTCATTACTTTTGATACTGTCTCGTACTCTGTATACAGCTCTTTGTCGTCTGACTGGATCTGTTCAAACACTTCCTGTACTCCATAGGTTACGAAGCATTCTGGACAATAATCATTGACTAAAGATCCGGAAATAATCTTTCCGCAGTGCTTACAAATGGAGAGTTTATAATCTCTCTCATCCAGATCTTTATAGTCACCGTTTTCAAACTTGAATACCTCATACTGGTCAAAGATATAAGCTGCTTCGTAGCTCTTAGCGAGCTCCTCAAACTGAATCAGAACCTCTACAGAATCCTCTTTTTCTTGCGTAAACTTTTTTATTTTCTTGTTTAGAGGTTTCATTTTAAACTTGCTGTCCTCGATGTAGAGAAATTTTGAATCAAAGTTCTCTGTGATGTCTTCTCCTAAGACATAGTTTTTGAAAAGGAAACCAAGGACAATATCAATGTCCTTAGATTCTACCTCTGATGAGGTAATTTTATTATCTTTATAAAAACTAATAAGTGTTGCCATTTGTTTTCTCCTTTCTTAACTGTAACTGCATTATAAACCAGTTTGTAAAACTTGTCAATACTTTTTACAAACTTGTTTAAGAAATTTTCTTTCCTTTCTCGTTAAACTGTTTTGGTTCACCAAGAGATACAAGATAGTCCTGCAGGTAGAGAGCAAGACTTAATTCAACTCTTTCTGGATAAGCAGCTATTCCTTTTGCTTTAAGTGTACTTGGCTCAGTTCCTCTCATAATAGGCAATACTTTTACTAATCCAATATCTCCGTAGAAGCAATAAATTTTATATAAGTTCCTAATTATCTTGTCACATAATCCATCTCCTGATAAGTTATAACCAGCTTTACAACAAGTAGATATAATACTTTCATAAGCTATCTTACCTTTTGCTTTAATTATCCTGTAAGCGGATGTGTAACTACCAATAGTTCCTGGTTTTCTTACCCCTTTGTCTTCTGCAATGCTTAAATTATATTCATCAACCACTTCCTGCAACGCTACAGCATTCGGTTCACCTAAGATAAGATTTGCCTTATGCATCTGCAGCGGAGTAACTTTTTCAGTATACAAGCTCTGTCTTGTAAAGATACTTGCTTCGAAATGTCTTCTCTCATCTGGATCAGATGGGGCTGAAGTAATAACAACACATTCGAGTTTATCTAAAATACCTTCTGATGCAATAAAACGACCATAACCGTCTACAATAGAAAAAGTGCACTCTTCTGGATGTGGCACCACTAATAATGCATCCATAATCATATGATCAAAATTGTCATGCATTGCTTTAATTTTTCTATGATTTCGTGTTTCCAGCCGCTGGTAAGCTGGATCGACAGACATCAATTCCCTTGGAATTACTGCACATGCCTTTGTACCAGAGATTAATAAGTTGCTCATAACTGTGTTGTAAACGATGTTTTCCATTTTGTTTTCCTCTTTTCTTTTTTATATAATAAAAAAGAGCTGTTTTCACAGCTCTAATTTTATTTCATAGTTTAGCAGTCACATTCTACTAAGTTGGTGAGATACTCAATACCATGACCACATAAAGCAGTCAGAACTTCATCTAATATGTCAAGTTCTCCGTCTGTTTCGCATGATTCAAGGGCTTGAATGATTCCGTAGCCTTTTTCATACTCACTGGTATTCATCATCTCCTTAGTTACTGTGTCACCGAGTTTTTCCTCGGCATAATCAACTCTGTAGAGTCTTTCCTTTGCTGTCTTCATTTTGAAAACCTCCTTGATATGATTAATTCTTTAAGATTTTTTGGATCCTTTGTCCAAATTAAATCTTTATCTTTGTATTTCATTTCATAAGTAAGTCCATTTACAGTTGACTTATATAGAGCTTTTATAGAGCAAATGCCACGAATAGTGCTCAAATTTTCATCGTAATTACTGCCTATCATAAAACCATCAGGTCCAATAATACAAAAATCTTGACTGCCATAATTCGCCGTCTCGCAATCGGTAAGAACAAGATAGCTTCCTGCTGGTGTGACAGCTATCATTCCAGACCGGAGCTTCTTCCTTAAATCAACCATGTTGCCTCCTTTCTATTAATGTACGGACAGATGAAATAAGTTTCAGGTCTTCAGCATAGCTCCACACCAATAGTGGTAATCTGAGCCACCATTTCCATTGTGTAATGAAATGTTTTCTTTATAGTAATAGACTAAATATTGGAATAGTCCAAAACTTTTGTCAATATCTTCTATCTGTCCTACACCGTACTCTTGATGAAAAACCATATCACCTATTTCCATTGTTGCCTCCTCTCTATTAATGATGCCAGTGGAGGAGGACACTTCATTATTTTAATGTCGTAATGACTAAACCACCAACCATGGTTGTCTGGACAGGAACCTGGCTCTATTGCACCATCATGTAGGCTATCATTTGCTTTGAAAAAGTACACAAGTTCATTGCCAGGTCTGAGTTTTATAACTTTGCCTAACCCACAAGATGGGTCTTTAATGTAGTCTCCTATCATTTGCCTTGCCTCTTTTCTATAAAATGTCTCAATGGTTTTTTATGTAAGAGCTTGATTTCATCTTTACTATAAACCGTACAGTTTATAACAGCTCTACCATCAATTAAACCATTGTATAAAAACTCATAGGAATGATTATAAGTGACTACATAAGAATAAAACGCTCTACCTTTATACCATATCAGTTTCCCTACTTTTCCGTAAGGGTCGTATACATATATGTTTTGCATTGGCGTATTCCTTCCTTTTAGTAATTAGATCAATCAGCGGTCTCTTCCTGAGGTATTTGATATCTCTTTTGCTATAGCATGATGCGTTAGTTATATATCTTCCTTCATAGTATCCAGAGTAAAACTTTGGATCATGTTTATAATGGTCTACTATATAGTGAGAGAGCCATAATGATCCGTCATAAAAATTTAATTTACCTAAACCATTAGGTGTCTTTACATAAATATGTCTCACCGTTATTCTCCTTTCCGATTTTATTTACGTGTTTATAATAGCAAACATCCGTTCTCTTGTCAAGCATCTATATAACAGAAACTTCCAGTTCCTGTATCTACAGTACAACAGGCATGCTCGTACTTCATTATCAGACGATTAAATTTCTCTTCTGACATAGGAGTTTTCACTCTGAACGGATGTGCCCAAGGTGAATCCACTTGCATTCTATTAGGAAGCAAATATACAGGATTTCCTGCAATGAGTGCTTTCTGTGCTTCTCTTCTGGTTACCTTCTTTAACATATTGTTCCCTTTCTAAGTAGCATAGTTAAACATCTTGGAGGAAAACGGGTAGCCCTAGGTTTCATGCTACCCCTTTTTGAGTAATTCAAGATGCTTAAATATACTGCTTATGCAGTATATTTTATTTTCTACTTAAAAAATTCTTAGCCACTCATCTCCTATCAATTCCCATGTTGTAGGATTAAGAGCATAGTCTTTAGAATTAAACAGTTCCTCATATCTTTCCTGCATCAGTTCCTTTGTAGGAAAGAACTCTTCTTTTCTTAGGTTCCCTTTGTTGAAACCTGTTTTGAAATAGATTCTAAGTTTATATTTCATAATTAGTCCTCCCTTGTATACTGTACGAAATGTTTAAGTCCACCTGCATAATGAGCTAACACAACTTCGTCATCATAGACATACTTGGTATCATTTGCATCCATAATACAGGATGCAAGGTCATAGAGTTCCCAACAGTCACTAGCATCTGAATACCAAGAGAACATGTTTCCATTGGCACATGTAATAGTAATCAGATCTGTTTCTGAGTCAACAGACTCTACTTCTGTTACAATTCCTGTCAGAGGATAATAACCATCCATTGTCTGTAATCCAGGAATGTCTAGGATTTCGCTTTCTGTACCATCTGTGAAATCTGCTGCTGTTACAGGTGTTGCTACTACTAATAATGCTACTAAGATAAATAATAATTTCTTCATAATGATTTTCCTTTCTATATAACAATAATAAATTTATATATGTCTACATACTGGTCTAACTGATATACAGGTGCCTTATCAAAGATAGGCAACAGTCTATCAATCATATCTTCATATTGCCTTGTGAGTTCTGCTAAGATAGCTTCATACACTACATTGGACAACTCACAGAATTTCAAAGTCATAATCTCTTGGATAGTGTAGACATTATTCATAGCAGATTCCTCCTTTAGATAAAATTTACTATCTCTCTTGCTAAGTATGAGTACATGACAGACACAGATATCTTGTGCCATGATCCATTCTGGAACATCATTACTGGAATATCAAAAGGATCCTTTGGACGTTCAGTGCATATAAACTGAAGCCCATTTCCTCTAATAAATAAGGCTCCTTTAGGTACTGTGTAACCCAAAAGAGCCTCTTTCCGTTGCAGTCGGACGGTTGTGTATTTAATTGTCATGTGTTTCACTCCTTTATATATTCCATGATGTCACCTGGTTGACAGTTAAGTATTTCGCATAAATGCATGATAGTATCTACTGCTACATTTGCATTGTCGGTTAATCTCTTAATAAGAGTAGGAGACATTTTATAGTCTTCTCTTAAATTACGTTTTCTTAGTCCTCTTTCTCTCATAAGATTCCAGAGTTTTCTGTAACTTACGTTTCCCTTGTATCTTTTTGCCATTTCTTTTCTCCAATCAAAAAAGACATCTCTTTCGAGATGTCTCAGTCTGCGCAAAGCACTCCTATTTTAGACCATGAGGCTGGTCCTCTGTCTACTATAGTACACAAGTCTGGATGAAATTCATGCGGCATAAAGATTTTATCAATCCAATTGTCCGCTGCTACTTCATCTATAAAGTAAGTTTCCGTTGTGTATTCTACAGTAGTATACGGTACTCTATGTAATATACTAACGTAATACATATATCACTCTCCTTTTGTCCCTATTTTAGTTCCATCTGGGAAATCAAAGGAACAGTTAAATTCTGCTCCCATACAACGAGCTATTTCTTGAAGTTCATCAAGAGTGAATTTGCCTCTCTGGATTCTTTTAGATATATTCTGTTGAGTTACTCCCAAACGAGCACCAAGTTCCGTTTTGCTCATGTTTGCCTTGGCTAAGGCTGGATTAATAATTCTCTGCATAGGTTTATACCTCCTACAGAGATTATAAATTATCTAGTTCCCTTGTGCAAGTGAAAAGATTCCTGTTTCAGCATTGTAAAAATATCCTTTGCCTTGATATTTTCTCTGACAGAGATTTTGGAATCTTTCCAAAGACATAAAACTTTCACCGATTAATATTGCTCGATCATCTCCAGCACATCCTACATAGTAACTTTCGCCTAGTACCATTGCCAAGCGTTCCATTGCTCCCGGATAGAATAAAGCTATTGCTCCTTCGTCTCCGACAGAAGTAGTCACTATCCACCATGGATAATCTGATTTTCTCATTTCTGTTGTGTGGAATCCTTCATCTTCATAAGGATCACCTGTTAATTTCACTTCCATACACTGACCAATGGAACAAAGAATTCCTGGATACATTTTCTCTAATGACTCAAGATACACTGACTTTCTGTCCTCTGGTGTTTTGAATGAATCATTGCCAGAGAACTGTTTATATAATACTTCTAAGTTCATATTAATGTTTCCTTTCTAAATAATGTGTTTCGCTTGCGAAGTGAACTAAAGCCCCTTCTTCGCCAACTTCTATTTCTATTGGCTGTCCTTCGCTCACAACAGCAGACTTAATATAATCATCTACTGTCTTGGACGTTCCATTATTAGAGACAATACAAGATACTGTATCTCCTACGGAGAAACCTTTTCCTTTGTAGCTCCATGTTTGCTTATCAGGAGAAACTATTGAGATACTTCTCCCTGAAACAAAATATACAGTGCCTATCATTGGACGGGTACTGTCTTCTGTAGCTCCTGTAGGCTTTACTACAGCTAATAAAAAAAGGAGTGCTATTAACACTCCTATCAATGAAGGGATTACTACTTCTTTGATTAATTTTTGCTTTACTTTGTCTGCCTTGTTCATATCAGACCCTCCCTTCAAAATCATAGATACGCCTTGTGCCAAATGGCTTGTAGGCATTAGATTCTATTATTCCAAAAGTTTTATACACATACCCTAAGATAAACTGATACTCAGTATATGTATATAAATCAGCTCTCCATAAAGCTGATAAGGTTTTCCGGAACTCCAACCGCTGACTTGTCTTATACCCTTTCATAAGTTTGGCATAGTGTTTGGCTGCTTTGTAGATTGCTTTGCTTCTGTTCATAATGATTTCCTCCTAGCTACAATTTCAGCAGAACGTTTTTCATACATTTCCTTGCTGATTGTCTTTTTAGTCCAGTATGCGTTGCGAACTTCTTCCCAGATACAGGAAAGTTCGAAACTTGATTTTGCTTGTGCGATTCTGGTTTTATAATTCTGCATGATTTCCCTCCTTATGCGAAAGTTGTGAACTTGTCACAACGCATTCTCTTCTGGTCTGGTGCTACACGCTCAAATCCTTCTACAGGTGTCATAGCTGCTACTTCTCCAGGGTATGCCTGTGCAGCTATAATACTACCAACAATCACAAGGGTTCCATTGGAGAACTGTCTGTTATAGACAGACTTGATTCTCTTTATTGTTTCTTTACCTTCTTCTGTTCCTACGAACTCTGTCCGGACAAACAGATCAGAAACTTTTCGCTCTTCTGCCTTGGCATTGATCAGCACAGAAGTAGGCACGGTGATTAGTGTGCCATCCATGTCCTGCATTGACACAGGATGCGGAGTTGTGTTCACTACTACTACGTTGTTGCTGAATGCAACAAAATTGATTCCTTCCAGTTCCTTTGTTGTTTTCTTTAAGTTAATCATGATATTTCCCTCCTAGAAATTCCCTTCTATGATGTCCATGTCCACATAATCTACTACTTCGCTTGTGAACAGGTTGATAGTATACTCGTAGTTATCTCCTATCACTGTGATCAGCAGATTTGCTTTGTGCTTCTGTTTCTTTACAGAAGCTTTCCAGAGAAGAGAGAGTTCGCTTGTTGATGGACACATTAAGTTCGCATATGCGTACTCAAAGATTTCACTGTACCTAAGAACAAGAACGACAGCTCCCTTCTGCCTTGCTGAAAGACCAGAATACAATGATTTAAAATCATCAAGCTCATTATTCTCAAGCCAGTCTTTCAGAAGGTCTTTGGCTTCATTAATTGATTGCCTAAATTCTGCCTTGCCTTCTGTAATTTCTACATAGACATTGTTGAGTTCCGCCCATGCTTTATAGTCAGAGATATACTGGCAGAACTGTTCTGGTGTGTAGCTGAAAGAAAATTCGTTGAGAACATCTGTCCAGTTTCCATTGTTACAGATGTAGAGTTCTCTGCCTAAAACAGATTTCAGCTCTACAGATGTGATTTTCTTGTTGATGATTCTTGTGTAGATAGTCTTTGTCATAATTTTTCCTCCTGCCTTTTAGAGTGGCATAACTCATATTATTTTTTTGCTTGTGTTTCAACAACATAGACCTTGCCTGGTCTGCACTTAATCTGTTTAATCTTCATGCCATCTCTACGACGTGCTTCTGGCGTGTCGGTGTAACCTTCGAAGCTATTAAAGCCCACCGGCGGTAATCTGTGACCTTCGGAATACTTGACAGGTAAACCATGACCGAATACAGGTTTGGAATCTTCTTCCCATGAGATGTTATAGCCCTGACCGTCAACTCGTGCCTGTGAGTAACAGCCGCTTTTTGAGCCATACATAGGTTGTGGATGCTTCTTCTCACGTGGAAGCATGGAAGCTATAGCTCTAGTATCTCTACGACATTTTACAGGTTCTTCACTGATAAAATCAGCAGAGTTCATGAAAGCTATAATGAAATGTCTAATATCTGGATGGTCTTTTGTAGTGGTGTCTACCCATCTGTAGCCATTCCAGACTTTGAGCCGTGACACTCTGTAATGTGGTCTAATACACACGTAAAGTGTGCCATTGACATTACCAAAAAGGCTGTAAAGAGGTAACACATAGTTGTGAAAGTTAGTGCCAAAACCTCTGACCTGTGAACATGGTTTCATAGTTAATTCCTCCTATCATATTGATATGACTACCTACGACCGAAGTCATAGGCAGAGCATATCAGTACGATTAAGCCATACGAGTCTCCATAGATTCCTCTGCTGATACTTTGATAGCGTCATCTACTGGAATACCTAAGTATTCAAGATAAGACAGAATCAGCTGTCTGGATGCTTCGACTTCTTTACCATAATTACGCTTTAAGCCCTTAGAGCCTGCCTGTAATTTACCCCAGATGAATGCACACAAGTTGTTAGCAACCCATGCTGGTGTAGCACCTAATGTGAAGTTTTTATACATGGAATCATCTGTACCGTCATTGGCAGTATTGAATACTGGTGACATGATGTCTTTACAGAGTTCTTTCACATATTTGAAATCACGCTGTCTATCAGCGTCGAATGACTCAACGTCATTGTAAGTAGACTGATAGTCTTTAGCATTGACATAGAGTGAATGAAAGCCTGTCAGTGTGAATGTACCGCCTGTCTGGAAGTAAGCCCATACATAGACGGAAGCAATGCGATTGCTAGTAGGCTTAGGGCAGAAACTGTCCTCTGAATATCTTTCAACAAGCTCTGATTTGAAAGTGTCAAGTGCTTCTTTAGCAGACTCAACTTTAGCGTCAAGGTCAGCTTTTTTAGCCTTAGATACTTCACCCTTTTCAAGGGCTTTTGTTCTTGATGCAACAGCTTTAGAATATTTATCAGACAACTGTAAATAGTGCTGTCTGTCGTATTCTAACTGTACATCTTCACCAAACCGCTGTACATTGACAACCTGTTTTGGTGCAAATAACTCTTTCTCATTCTTTCCTGTGATTGTAATTTTAAAAGTTTTGTTTGACATAATAATTTCCTCCTGTGGATTTATTTTATTGTTTATCACTTAAAAAAATATATAGTTAGTCCGTAGACTGTTAATAAGCATATGTAATATAGACAGCACTCTTGCGCTCTATTACTAGAGATTCCAGACAATCCCATCAAGGTGAAAGTTTGGACGTGGCAAGCTACCCATCAAGGTGTAGACGCACTAGCTATATATGATTTCAAGGAACGTACTCTTGCATCATGCAAGGCAATATGGTATAATAGTTACAATAACTGTTTAGGGTTTAGGGGGCAAAAGCCCCCTATGGCTCAAGGTATTCTCTATAGTCACGGTATGAAGCAAAAAGCATATACCGCTGGATAGAGTCCACCCATCCCATGAACCCATCTGGAACGTCAAAACCTTTAAGGTTCATGTAATCACCTCCTATTCAGTTATCTCTGCCCTTGTTAGCGCAAGGGCTTTTTTGTTACTCAACAAGTTGTGCTCTTGTTGATGATTGTACTTTACCACAACTGTTTGGTTGTGTCAAGTACTTTTTATAACTTTTTTGAAAAAGTTTTATTTACTGTTTTAAGAATTTTTCTGTGGATTCCAAAACCACCGCTTGAACACTGCCGACTGTCTTTCCCTGTCGACACGTTTATACTACTACGGATTACATAGAATGTCAACACTTTTTTGAAAATATTTTTATTTACACGTTTACAAAAGCCCGCAAACCCGCATAAACACTGGGAAAATTGCATGAAAAAAAGTTTTTTCGTGAAAAATTACTTCCTATTAAAGCGAAAAATAAAGGTCGTCAGGATCAGACAGATTGCATACAGAGTGTAGTACGTACTACTGTATGTACTTATATACATAGTGTAATACATAGTTGTTAGAATATTTAGAATAGATTAAATATTTAGAATAGTTTAAATATTCAGAATAGAGTGTTAATTAGTAAAGTTTAATCAATTATATCTGCAATACGTGATTTAATGAAAGTTGCACGTGCAATTTTGTTAGAATCACAGTAGTTTTGCAACTTTTCATATTGTGAGTTTGATAATCTGATAGTTATGTTTTTTGTATTGTTTTTGTTCCACTCTTCCGCATATTTCTTGTTGTATTCATAATTCGACATAAATTATAGCCTCTTTTCTATTCAATTTGTTGAATTGTATATACATTTTTTCTCGAACTGACTTTTTATCAAAATATTATCAGATAATTTGTTTGTTATATGCTAATTTGTACAGTCAATTTGCTAGCTACATAGGTCACTTGCATTAATAATTTCGTTAATTATCTGAATATTTGTACAAATATAGCGTTTGGTTGAAATCGAACGAATTTTCTAACACTTTAGTACTGTAAAATTCTGTAGTATTATCACTGTAAAATTTTTCAATTGTACAATTTCAATACTTTAAAATTATGCTACGGTACGAATGCTACACACTGATTTGTTAAAGTATACTAGGGCTATCCACTTTAGTACTTTAAAGCCTTAAAAACGGGGCATTTGTAAAACGATACATCTTACTATTGTGTAAATCATAGCATTCCTACTACTTCAGTCAGGAACAACCAAAATCAGCCCAAACTGTTCATATTTGCCCACTAAAGGTTTGAAAATAAGCATTTTCGCACGTTTCAGACCGAGGGTACTTATGCCAAATTTTCCTTAAAAATGCAGTGTTTCCGGGGGATGCAGAGCTTTTTTGACACCAAGTTCAGATTTCGGATCCATGTTCCCAGATTCTCCGATCATCACATCTCTCTCACTCGATTTCCAGATCAGAGTTTCTTCCTTATTATATATGTTTTCCTAATTCACCTGTTTTTATTTTTCTAAACAAGTTTGTAAAATTCTGTTGACATTTTTCATGGTCAGTGCTATAATACACTTATCCCGAAAGGGATAGAAATCACAGGAGGCACATATGAACGACATTACTTTTATTGGAGTCAATCTTACTCAAGAACTCCAGAAACAACTTGATTCTCACAAGTCAGCTATTCTATCTACTGCACCTCCAGATGCAGTAAAAGGCTACAATCTAGGTGTACAAAACACTCTTCTACTCTTAGACTCACTTCTCTCATCTTTCGAACCCAACGAATTCCTGATCAATACTACAGATTCCCACTTAACTGAGTATGACTATGATGAGCTTGAAGCTTTAACCCGTAAACAAGTTTATAAATCATAAGGAGCATTTTATATGAAGACTTTTACTAATACCCACACATTACTATACCACACTAATGATTCAATTTCAATCCCTCTCAGATACTCTATCATTGAAGGCACCACATGGTTCATCGGTAAAGATGTTGCAGCTATCTGTGGTTACAAAGACACCTGGCGAGCTATAAAATACCATGTTTCATCTGAGAATACTGATCATACTATTTTTAATTCCCGTAAACTTATCATCATCAATTATGCAGGATTCAAAGAGATAGATCCTACTGAAGAGCATCTAAACTGGTTTGTAAATCATCTTTCAGAAGCAGATTCGCCCACAGAAGCCCCAACAGTATTCACTCACCCACAATTCGGCACTGTTAGGACAGTAGAGATCTCAGGAGAGCCATGGTTCGTAGGTAAGGATGTAGCTAATACCCTCGGGTACCAAAACGGTAGTCGAGATATTAACCGCCATGTTGATGAAGAAGATAGGCGTAAAATGATGATTTTTGATGGAAATCAAAATAAAGAAACAATTATCATCAACGAATCCGGCCTCTACTCTCTTATCCTCAGCAGCAAGCTTCCGTCAGCAAAAGAGTTCAAGCACTGGGTTACAGCAGAAGTACTCCCATCCATCCGTAAGACAGGGGGCTATGTTAACCCATCACAATCCGATCTTTTCCTAGACACCTATCTCCCATTCGCGGATCAGAACACTCGACTTCTTTTTAAAACTACTCTTGATACTATCCAGCAACAGAACAATACAATTCAGCAGCAGAATCACACTATTTCACATCAGGAAGACATCATTCGTAATCTTACATCAGACATTCCATTAGCAGATAAACGTCAGATCCTCAATAGAATTGTACGCTTCGGAGGAAGTCCTCATACACGTTGGCCATTCCTCTACAGAGAGTTCGACAATAAGTTTCATATGAATACTAAAGTACAGCTTGAACATTACAATGAGACACATAAACCTAAGCTACAGAACCGTTTAGATTATATAGAGCACATTGGTATGTTCAATGATCTAGCTGAAATAGCATGTGTAATCTTCGGTCCAGACATCGAAAAGCTGTCTGCTCAGTATTATGAAATCTGTAAGTAAATTTTGATTCTACAGTGAGAGGCTTACAACTTTACAGTGAGCCTCTTACAAAAGAAATTTGATCCATATACTCGAATAAAACTATTATATAGGGGGTAAGAAAGTTGATTGACACCACAAAAATTTTACCGGGTCAAGAATTTAAAAATATGCAGGAACTGTCAGTAGCTCTTACTGGTCAGAAGATGCCTGCCGGAAAAGGCTATGTTCTACAGCAGGAAAAATTCAAATTATATTTCTCATGGAAAAAAATTACAGGTACCCACAAATTGATCATTGACGAAATATATAAAGAACCTAAGACTAAACCTAAACGTAAACAAAAAGAGTATTGTCCACATGGAAAATATAACTCAGCAATCTATGCAAACTTACAGCATCTGGAACTCAATAAGAAATATTCCGTAACAGACCTTTATGAACTCTTAGGGTTTACGAGTGATAGATTCACGAGACCAAAATATTTTTTAGATTGTGTGAATGCAACAGAACTCTCTCTTTCTTCTTATAGATATTTTCATAAAAAAATAAATTGTATCATTGCACAAATATTATATATAAATTTGAGGAAATTTGAAGAGAAAGGTTGTATTTCATATCATATGGACTATGCCTATACATTCAAAGAAGGACACAAACCAGTAGACATTCCAATAGATTATATGGAAGATGTAAAAGCTCAAGCTTTGGCACAAACTTCATATAAAGATGAATGGTCTATCTTACATAGTTCCAAAGCAAAAGAATACACTGATTTTATTCTTAAAAAATTGGAGCCGCTAGGAGTAAAAAGATATACAAAATGTTACGTATTTACTGAGATTAAGCAGTTTAATACTCTTCCATTATCAGATCCTCATACTCTAAACAATTTAATAATACAAAAGTTGAAAGATGCAAGTTCCAAATGCGATGCACTGAATAATAAGAGAATGAATTCAATAATTGACACCGCTGTCAGGTTGCAATAGAGCGAAAGGCGAAGCCTGAGGTCTGAGCACATGAAAGTTTTTTCAGCGCTACTTTCTACACTCGGCGGTTAAGCGCCTCGCCTAAAGCAGCTGCTTCTGAAAAAATTTTGCGTTCAGACGTTGATTGTTTTTTGTTACACCAAAAAAATATAGTAATTATTTTTTATATAAATAATAATTGTTGTTTTTTACAGGTGTAATAAATCCAACTCGAACTGATTGAACGAATGAGCGAAGCGAGTGAGAGAAAGAAAGTAAGACCCTCATAGCTCGCTACCAAAGAAAGGAATGATTACAATAGCAAAGCAGAAAAAATGTAAAAGATACTTATTCAAGCTCCACAGTGAACGTCTTCGCAGATCACGCTGGAAGCTAGAATATCCATTAGAGGAAGCTCTAAACACAGAAGACATTATTTCTCTGTCTGATAGCCAGATTCTCAGATTCATTGATGAACTCAACGGAGACACCAGTGAAGCCAGAGAAGAAGAAGCTTCTTATATAAAGAAAGAAATCAAGCGTCTCAAAAAATCTGATTCTTCTAAGAAAGATACTCTCATAGCAAATCTCTATAAAAGATTCTATAATCTTCAATTTGTTCCAGATTACATGTGTCTGATCATTGATAAAATGTCTGATTATAACAGAGCCAATAAAGGCTTTTCTATCAATGGAATTAAATATCACAGACTCCTAGGCACCAACGGGGGTGTAAAGAATTCTACTATTGTTTATGTCTCTGAAAGACTATATCCCCAGCTCTATGAGCGTCTCTGTTGTGGCAGGAACCTAGAACAAAAATTTGTGCCAGCTAAACTTGAAGCGTACCAGGCACTGATCTGTTCCGGTAGTATTCCAGTAAGTATGCCGAAAGGGATCATAGTCGTTCCTGACTGCGTTACTCATTTCACAGAAGACATTATTCGTGTAGATGACTCTCAGTCTGATGAACCAATAGTAGAGTTCCTCAAGGATCAAGAAATAGAGCTTACGGAATCAGACGGTTACGGAATCATGCTTCCATCACTCTCTTACCGTTGGGCAAGAGAACTTGACGAAGAAGAAGATTTTTTATCTGGCTGCAATCTCAGAGGACTTCCATGGACAAAGGGTATGGTTTTCACAATGGATTACTTAGCTTTTGGGGAATCTATAGCGAAAAACTTCTATATAAAAGATGCTTGGGGAGACATGAGAGATATCAGAGAGTCTGAACTGATTATTACTACTTCTATGCTTAAATTATGGGATTCCTATTCTTCTTTCGAAGATTACTGGTCCAATGTAGAAAAATATCATTATCAAATATCTATAGCCAAGACTGCTCCTGCAAGACTTGATGAGTATAGAAGCACAAATTACCAGTTCCTGCAGAATTACCACCTTACACCGGAAGAAGTAACTGAATTGGTTCGTCCTACAGTAGAAGAAATTCAAGAAATCCTTGGATTAGATTACAGGAAGTCACTCCTATTTCTGAGAGGAACAAATCTTACAGAAGATTCCTATATTGATGAAGAGCCATATATCAACGCTCTCATGATTGAGCCACAGATGATTCATGATCCTTACATCAGAGACAGAATCTACAATATGATAAAGAAAAAAATCAGACAGGCCAAGATTGGTGTACTCAAAGTAAGGGGTAACTTTGCCATCATTGGAGGGGATCCGTATAGCTTGATGCAGAGTATCTTTGGTTTACCGGTCACAGGATTACTCCACGCTGGGGAATGCTGGCATAAACATTGGCTTGATCGAGGAGTCAGCGAGGTCTGCTGCTTCAGAGCACCTATGACAAGCAAATACAATGTGCGTAAGCTTAAGATAGTAGGGACTCCTGATATGACTTATTGGTATAGATATATAAACACATGTATGTTGTTAAACTCATGGGATAGTACTAAAGAAGCTCTCAATGGAGCCGACTGCGATGGAGATTTAATGTTCACTACTAATAATGACATCTTACTTAAGCATACAGAAAACTTACCTCCGATCTATTGTATTCAGCGTAAAGGAAACAAAGTAGTTCCGACTGAAGCAGATATGATACAAGCTAACAAAGGATCTTTCGGTGATGCTATTGGTTCTATTACTAATGTTATCACTTCACAGATATGTCTACAGGCAAGGTTCCCGAAAGACAGTGAGGAATATAAAGTCTTAGACTACAGGATATTGTGTGGGCAGATGTTTCAACAGAACTCTATTGATAAAGCTAAAGGAATCATCGCTAAACCTATGCCAAAACATTGGTATGACAATAGCTACAACCGTATAGAAGAAACAGATACACCAGAAGAAATATCTAAGAAGGAATTCAATCAGAGAATTTGTGCAGATAAGAAGCCGTACTTCTTCATCTACAACTACCCTACTCTCATGAAGGAATACAAAGACTACATCAAAACATCAGATGCCGTGAGCAGGTCCAGATTTAATATTCCACTGGAAGATCTGCTGTCATCACAAGAGTTGACTGAAGAACAGGCAGAGTTTCTCAAATTCTATAAAGAATTTTATCCAGTCAATGCAGAAACCTGTGTAGTCAATGAACTCTGCTGGGAAATTGAGAAAACATTGGCTGATGTAAAAGAAAGTAAGGTACCGTTTGACAGTTCTATTCTGAAGTCAGATGCCACCTACACAAATAAGGATAAAGTACTTATAGAACGCATATATGATAAATTCAATAAACAAATGAACAGATCCTGTACCACAAAAACAGATGCTTTTTCTGCTTCATATAATAAAGCATTTAAAATTGAATGCGCTGAATATGTATCTGATCCAGAGAAACTCTGCAATATCCTTGTTGATTTAGGATACAGTTCTAAAAAAGGAAAATCTTTTATCTGGGAAATGTCAGGAGATACTATTATCAAAAATCTTCTCTCACGTACTGAAGGATATGCTCAAATACCAGTAAAGGATCCATCTGGGGATATAGAATATTGCGGAGAACATTTTACTATGAAAAAAGTTTACATGGAAGGAGAAAGAGAATGGATTTAATACTCAATGAGAAAGAATATGTTGAAAGGATGTTAGAGCTAGGTGAATTTAATCCTAAAGACTTAGGTTCAGTCATAGCGCTTCTAACAAGATATATGTATCAGGAAAAGTATACACAGAAAGAAATATATAATAATATAGAAGAATTTGTATCAAAAGTCGTACCAGAATTTGATATTAATGCTTGGTATTCATTTATAGATAAATGTATCAGTAAAGCCAAAAAAAGAGACCTGTTGAACATTGACTATATACCTATTACGCAGAAAGAGTTAGATACTATCAAGGAAATCAAAAACCCCGCCAGGGAAAGACTTGTGTTCACACTCTTGGTCATTGCAAAGTTCAATAATTTGAAATCTGAAACTAACAATAATTGGATCAACTATCCTATGGAAATGTGGTTTAAGCTCGCCAGAGTTGCCTGTAAAGTGGATGATCGTCCACATATGATCTACGACTTAAAAGAAGTTGGTTTGGTTGAAGTGAGCAAAAAGATAACTCGCTTCAATATAAGAATCACATTTGTTGATAATGAGTCTGATCCGGTACTTAAAATTACAGATATGCGTGAATTGGGCTATCAATATCAGAACTTGGGTCCGAAGTCTAAGATAAAGCTGTGTAAACGCTGCGGGAAGCCGTACAAGGTGAAAAGTTCCAAAGCAAGGAATCCTTATTGTACCGACTGCCAGAGTAAAAATGCTAAAGATGAAACAAAACTTATTACGTGTGATTGTTGTGGCAAAGAATTTTTTACAATGTCCAAGAATAATCGTTCTACGCTTTGTTCTGAATGCCAAAATATTATTGATTTAGAAAAAACTCGTCAAAGAGTCGCTAAACATAGAGAAAAAAGGCATATGTAACGCTATCAAAATAGACCTCAGTTTCCGCAAATGCGCTCTACAGGCGCGTTTGCGAGATTCTTTAAATTCTGCATATTATGAAAGGGAGATATAGAGATGAAAAACAATAATAGACTTTATTTTGCCAGACAGAAATTTTTAGGAAAATGTCCTGTCTGTGGGAAAACATTGAAAAAAGTAGATGGAGTAAATATCCTCCGCTGTGACAACGCAGCCTGTACCGGAGTGACTGTGAGAAGAAATGGGGAGTCTTCTCAGGAACCTTACTACAGAATGCTGAATGACAGGGGTATGGAAATCTACGAACATCT